CGGCGCGAATCTCCCATGATCCATCCTTGCCGAGACCTTCGGCAACCCATTCGCCTTCGGTGTGATCGGTCATCGCGCTGCCCTCCGCTGCCTTGCCCATGTGTCCATTCCGGGACGCTGGATCGTCGTGGCCGTCGAACCGCACTCCGAGCATCGAAACCGAGGCGGCAGCACAAAGCCTGATTCGTCATAGCGATTTTGCCGATTAAGCGGCACGCCGACCCGGGCCGAATGCTGGCAGGCAAGGCACCGCACGGTCAGCCACGTTCTAAGCTTCCGAATCGCGCCCATTGATTCGATCCCATCCCTGCTTCGCAGCATCCGCCTCAGCTCGCAAAGACGCCTTGGTTACTCTTTTCGGCCGATCCTGCGGCAGCGGCTCGCCGGCTACCCAACGGTGCATTTCTGACCGCAGTTTCACCAAGCGGCGATGCTCGGCTTCCTTGATGCGAATGCCGGCATCGAGGCACCAATACCAAACCGCCTGCTTGGTCGCGCCAGAAACCCATGCGGCTTGCGTCAAATTCAGCTCGCCCCGACGTAGCCTAGGCAGCAAAAACTCTTTAGCTCTGTCAAAGGATTTCATACGATTGTCCATACAATAGTCCGCCCGGGTGTCAATATTTTTGTTACGGGAGTACAAAACCGATCGAAAAGCAAACCGATCGGTAACATCAAAAAGTGCCGATTTTATTGGAAAAACCGTTGACAGCGGCCGAAAAAACCGGTTGCCTCGCGTGCGCGCCCGGCACTTACTGTGCCTTCAACCTAGCCAATCGCCTGCCACGCATCACTCATTCCCACCCTCGCGATTGCCAGACCTCCGCTTGTCCGGCCGCACCGGGAGCGCCCGCAGCTCCGCAGCCAGATCAAGCGCAACCCGCCCCCTCGCCTCAAGGTAGTCCGCCAGCACCGCCCGCGCCCACGGCGGGATAGGCCGGCGATCGTGCAGCCAATGCCGAACGGTATCCCACCCGACCCGGTTACCGAGCAGCCCGAGCACGCCACGGTAGACGCCCGGGTACTCGGTCACGGTCCACGGAAACAGCCAAGCCACCACCCGACCGGGCAGATTGCTACGGGAAACGTGAGGCGACGACGGGACGAGAGAGCGCTTGGAAGCCTGTAGGTGCAATCTACGGCCACGCTGGCTGACCGTTGGCGAGGGGGCTTCCTGGAGCATGCTTCCGACTTAACCCCAATCCACGGGCTCGGCAACGGGCAGCCGGGCCATCCTGGGAGGCATTTCCATACGTTCTTTCAAGAGCGTATTTGCTGCGAGACGCTGTTATCGCCTGTGAAGTCGATCAAACACTCAGAATACGCTGGAATTTGGCCTTGCTTGTGGCACTAGGGGCGCTAGACGGCCCGCCTGGCACCGACCTTTGCCCGACCACGCGACCGGCCGCCTGCGACGATCCGCCCGAGGCCATCGGCCCGCGCTTGAGATGATACGCGGGAGGCGTCTCGCTCCCGGTCCCCCAAAAGGAAAACTTGCCAAGGTGTGAGCTTCTGTGATATCCATTTAGTTGCCTCGCTGGTGGTCATGGGCGGTTGTGCAGCCTGTCGGCCGAATGGAGCACACTAGGTCGGCGGCCACTGGCGGGGCGCTACCGGCCCGCGTGGCAGGAGGTTGCGATGACGGACGTTGCGGTTGCGGTTGGTGCGGTGCTGATCGGGTACGTTTTGCCGATGTTGGTTGCTGGGTGTCTTTGCGGGGTGTTTCGCCGATGAAATCCTCCATACCGAGATTTCTGTCCCCGGAGAATCGGCCACCGAAGCGGCGGCACAAAGCGCCGGTTGGAGAGTGCAAGACGTGCGATGAGGAGCGATCTGCGGGCGAGGAAATGCACCCCTCGCATGACGCTTCCGATCGGTGCCAGAGCGGCAAACGTAATCACTGCTCATGCGACGTGTGTTTCTGATGTTCGTGATGCCTATCCACGGCCTGCTGACTGTCATGATCCTCGCGGTATTTGGACAGGATGCGGCGCTGCGTTTTCTGGGGTATCCGTGGCGCCGTTGACGTGGTTCACAGGCTATGTTAGGCGATGATGGTCTCGCGGGCCGGTCCGGTTTCGGTTAGACACGCCCCCACGCCCGCCGCATCTGGGCTGGCCCGCGGGCTGATGGAGGGGTGGATGGACAGGCGATCATTTTTCCGGGTTTTGGCTGGTGCTGCGGCGCTGCCGTTGGTGGCGAAGTTGCCGATGCCGGCCAAGCGAGTCATCGAGCGTGTTGGCGCCTATGCGCGACTTCGGATCGAGGCTGGTGCCATCACGGCGATCACGGTCACGAGTGCCGGTGCCGGATACCACGGGTACATGCTGCAGGATGTCGCCTGATGTCGTGGTCGCACATCATCGTCGGCGGAGTTTTCGGCGTGGTGGCGATCGTCATGGTGGTTGCGTTCTTTGCGCCGAAGCGAACTGGCGGCTGCCCTGACGGCTATGTGCTGATTTACCGCACGTCCGGGGCGCCAGCGTGCGCGGCCTATGTGGTGGAGCCGGTGAGATGAGAACTCAGCCATTCAAGAGCAATCGCATCGAAAATGGGTATGCGCCCGGACCGTTCGCAGGTTGCCGAAATTGGATGAGGTTCCATCGCAAGAACGGCACGCCGCCGACCAAGATCAAGGGCGACCCTGATCGCTATTTGCATTCAACCGCCCGATCAATGAATCGGTTTCGAAAATTCTTGGAGGATGAGTGGAGCAATCCATTCGGCCGGGGAGAGATCAGATGAACCCGCAAATCCTGCTGTCGTTGCTGAAAAACAACGGTCACAACGTCCAGAACATCATCAATACGATCGGGCTGGAGAATCTGTTCAAGTTGATGCCGGACATCATCGCGATTCTGGAGACGCTGAAGGCTGAGCCGAAGTGACCGACCCGTTCCGCCGCTTCGAGGACTGGTTCCTGCATTGGCTGCATGGCCATCGCGCCCGGCCGCGTCCCGTGGTAGACCTCACGGGCGTGTTTCTGCAGAACCACGATCACCCGCTCAGAAGGAGGCATCTTGTGACCACCGTTGCTCTCAAATGGACCAATCCGACCACCCGCGTTGATGGCTCGCCGCTCGCGCCGGCTGACATCGCCAGCGTGGATATTTTCGACACCGCCTCGCCTGGCGCTCCGATCGGCAATGTGACCGGCGGCGCGGCCTCGTTCGTCTCCGGCACGCTTGCCGTTGGCGATCACTCGTTCACCGTGGTCGTCAACGACACCGCCGGTCACAAGTCGGACCCGTCGAACGTGTTCTCCGGCACGGTCGTTGCCACGCTCGCCAATCCGAGCGCGGTGACGGACCTGTCCGGCGTGTTCGCCCCTTAAGATCGACCCGGACCGGCGGACTACCTTCCGAGCCGGCCGGGATACTTGCGGTCTCAGTCGGCCGCCTTTTTTCCTTTGGAGGCGAATCCATGTCCGACAAAACGCCAGTCCGTCGAGTTTTGAGGGCGGTTACGATCAAGCTAAATCGGTCGCAAAGACTTGAGGGAAAGACTGGATATTACGACGGTCGTTTGATCAAGACGGCCTATATTCGGCTTCCTCAAGTCACCCGTTGAACCAATTCCACATCTGGCGCGTTGATAATCTGGCCGGGCTTCCTGGCCGGAGGATACCGCTATGATTTCCCTGGCTATCGGAATCCTGTGGTTGCTCATCGGCATTATCGTTTTGCTAGGTGTCGTGTGGCTGGCGCTCTACGTCGTCAAGCTGTTCGTTCCAATCCCGCAGCCGATTGAGCGCGCGGTATGGGCCATCGTGCTCATCCTATGCCTGATCGGAGTGCTTACTCTGCTCGCAGGTGGTGGCAGTATCGGCAACATCCATCCGTCGCTCGGTCTGCGATGATCCCCGGAACCAAGGTGGCCACCGCGGTCTTTGTTGCGGTCGTGCTGGCCGTTTTGCTGATGTATTTCTTCGGCGCAGACCCGCCTGTCGTCCCGAGTTGACGGATCGCAAGACTTCACATATTCTGCCGGGCATGGCAGACATCAAAAAAATCCCGATGCAAATCCTGTCCCTTCATCGGGGGCAGGTTCTTGTCGTTCGCGTGCCTTCAATTGGCCGCACCCAGGAATACGATCAGTGGGTACATGAGACGTTTTACAACGCCCTGAACGACGCTGGCTTGGAAAATCCTATCGTCATCATGGGAGACGATAGTTCGTTGGCCATAATTGACGGCGAATCGCAGCAACCGGAATCCAAATGATCCAATCCCGCCGCGGCTTCATCTCTGGCCTTGGCGCGCTGTTCGTGGCCGCGCCTGCCATCGTGCGTGCGGCGAGCATCATGCCGGTGAAGGCGATTGAAGATGCGGCATCCGAGTGGTCGCCGTTTTACACCATCTACCCGATCGGCAAGATTTTCATTGAAAGCACAGCCAGAGGCTACGGCGATTGGTTTGAAAGACTATTCGTTGACGGAATTCCAATTATCCCGGACGGGACATTCAACGTTCCGAGCGGCGCACATACATCCTCGATCGGCGAGTGGGTAACGCCTCTTGACCTCCCGCAAGACATAACATAGCCTCACAGCGCATTTCGCAGGGAGGTTTGTGGATGAATCCGCTTTGCATCTATCACGGTGCTTGTGACGATGGTTTCGGGGCGGCTTGGGCTGTACGCAAGGGTCTCGGCGGCGAAGTCGATTTTTATCCCGGTATCTATCAGAAGGAACCGCCGCCGCACGCCGGACGGGACGTAATATTTGTGGATTTTAGCTACAAGCGCCCGGTACTGGACGCGATGGCGAAGGTCGCAAATTCGGTTTTCATCCTCGATCACCACAAGACGGCGCAAGAAGATTTGGCGGATATTCCCCCGCCAAATGGCGGCCAGTATGCCCTTGGGTTTCACGCCATCTTTGACATGGATCGCAGCGGCGCGGCCATGGCGTGGGACTTTTTTGTTGGAGGACCGCGCCCGGATTTCATCGAGTATCTGCAGGATCGCGATCTTTGGCGCAAAGTTCTGCCGATGGGCGATGAGTTTACGATTGCGCTACGCTCGTATCCGCAAGACTTTCGGACTTGGGACAATCTAATCGCTCGTGGTGTCGGGTCGCTCATTAACGAAGGCGAAAGCATCCAGCGGTACTATCGCCTCCGGGTCGAGGAATTGAAGCGCAGCGCCTATTCAGCCGAGTTGGGTGGCGCCAAATGCTGGATTGCCAACGCGCCCTACTTCGCCGCCAGCGAGGTAGCCGGCGAATTATGCGAGCGCGGTGCGGAATTCGGAGCTTGCTATTTCGAGGTAGAGGCTGGTCGGTTCCAGTATTCCCTCCGTTCGCGCGGCGACTTCGACGTGTCGGCCATCGCCCGCAAGTTCGGTGGCGGCGGCCACAAGAACGCAGCCGGCTTCTCGACCATCGGAGTTGCCCACAAATGAGCGCCGACAAGGAAAACCGCACCGCCTTCCTCTCGGTGACCATGCGGCCGTCCGACCGCGAGCGGGTCACGGCGGCGGCTGAGGCTGATTCGCGGACCGACAGCGCGTGGAGCGAGATGGTCATTCTCCAGGAACTCGACCGTCTGGACGGGGTGACAAAGCGCAAAAAGACCGCTTGACTTCACAGCAGTTCACATAGTAGCGTGGCGCTGTTGGGCAGGGAGAGCGGAAATGCTGTTCGGATACACGCGATATTCGACGGTCGGCCAGGGCGACGGAACGACCATTTCAGACCAGCAGAACAAGATTCGCGGCTGTGCCATGATGCGTGGTCAGGCCGGCGAGATCGTCATGTACGCCGACAAGGCGGTGTCGGGCTCTATCCCACTCGCCAATCGTCCCGAAGGCAAGAAGATGCTGGCGGATTTGCAGCCGGGCGATTTGATCGTCGCGGCAAAATGCGACCGGCTGTTCCGGTCCGCCTCCGACGCGCTCGCCACCGTCGAAAAGCTGAAAGCTCGCGGCATCGGCGTAATTCTGGCCGATATCGGCCCAGATCCGGTGACCGAAAACGGCACGGCGAAACTGTTTTTCTCCCTGCTCGCATCGTTTGCCGAGTGGGAGAGGGTCAGGATTGCCGAGCGCATGGATGACGGCAGGCGTGGCAAGCGCGCGCGCGGCGGCCATTCGGGCGGCTCGGCGCCGATCGGATACCGCGTCGAAGGACACGGCCGCGAGGCACGACTAGTCCCCGACGAGCGCGAGCAGGAAATGATTGCGCTGATGTGCGCCATGCGCAACGCCAATCGCTCGCATTTACAGATCATCCGCGAGTTGACCAGCCGCGGGATGCTGTCGCGCGCCGGAACGCCGTTCAGTGGTCCTCAGATTTTGCGCATCACGCGGCGGGTTCCTGCACAACAGGCGGCGGAGTAGGGCGATGAAGGACGAACATTTCAGCGGGTTGACCGCCCGCTTCAGTCTGGAAAGCGTCGATAATGTTCAGGCCACATTGACGCTGACTGCTACCGTCTCGTTCTGGAAACAGGCCGCCGAGAAAATCAAGGACATGGATGGATATGGGGCGTGGCAGATAAGGGCCGCCATACGTGAATTGATTGCTCAGTCGGAAAAACATTTTTATCATCGGGTTCCGGCCGCCCATGAGTGACCGACGCGCCGCAATATCGCTCTACAATGAGGGAACTATCGCCCGCGACGGCGACACCGCGCCCGGCCACCTGGAGCGAGCGTATTCTCTGCTGTCGTCGGCAACCATCGTCGATCCGACCATGGCGGCGGCTTGGTACTCAGTTTCGGTTGCAAACGGAGACATGGGACTTGTCGCTGCAGCCGTTGCTGGATATCGCCGCCAGCTCGAAAATCCCATAGGCACCGGTCCGGGTGACCTGACGCTTGAATACAGGGCCAAGGGCCTGTGCAACATGGGGCGCGAGCTGTACCGCATGGGGCTGATGGATGAGGCGCGGGAGGCGGTCCTTTCGGCCCTTCGTATTGATTCCGAGATGGGACCGGCGTGGTGTACGCTGTCCATGATTCAGATGATCGATGGTGAGATTCAGCCGGCGATCAAGAACGCGAAAATTGCCTTCGATCTCGACCCCGCCAATCCCGCCATCGAGGTCCAGTTGGCCTTCGCCTTGCTCCATGCCGGAGAGTACGCGGAGGGCCTGAAGCATTTCGAGCGGCGGTTTGAGTATCGGCTGAAGAACTTCCTCACCTATCCGTATCCGAAATGGACCGGAGAGAAGGACAAAACGCTGTTCCTGGTCTCGGATCAGGGAATTGGCGACACGCTCTCGTTCTCGCGCTTCCTGCCGATGGCGGCGGATCGATGCAAATTCATCCATGCCGTGGTGCATCCGGAGCTGGTACGACTGTTCCGGGCATCGTTCCAGAAGATCACCAACATCGACATCGTGCCGTCGCCGCCGAACGGGTTCCCGGCCGCCGATTGCTGGAGCACGTTCGTCGGTCTGCCGACCGCTCTCGGTCTGACAACGCAGGAGATCAAGGATGCGCCGAATATCGCGATTCCTCCGTTTCATATCGGGACGAAGTGGAAGGCGCCCGCCCGCAAGCTTCACATTGGGGTCGCCTGGGCTGGATCGCCGCAGAACGACATTGACGGGCATAGGTCCTTCCCGGTCACGCATCTGCTTGAACTTTATCGAGTTCCCGGACTGCAGCTCTATTCTCTCCAAGTCGGCCCGCGCGCCAAGGATTTGCATGATGCCGGAGCAGCCGCCCTCATTTGGGATTTGGCCCCTCAGATAAGGGACGTGTCCGATACCGTAGCCATAATCCGCGAGCTTGACCTGGTGGTGACGTGCGAATCGGCGCTCGGGCACATCTCCGGCATGATGGGGAAGGAGTGTTTTGTGCCGTACAGCTACCGAGGTAGGGATTACCGAATCGGTGATGGCCTTAAGGACGTGCTGTGGAATCCCAAACATCGCATTTTCATGCAAGGCAAGGATGCCGACTGGCGCCCGGTTTTCGACAGCATCGTGGATGAGCTACGGCAGCGCGTGTTCCCGTTTCAGCGGAGGGCGGCGGAATGATGCGCCTGCTGATCTGCATTCTGAGGCTCAAGCGGTGCCCGTATTGCCGCGACTGGTCGCCGTTCTGGTGTAATCGGCGCGACTGGTACGGGGACGGAAACGATTGTTCGTGGAGGCAGTTCCGATGAGCGATATTCAATCCACGTTGACCGATGACGAGGCCGCCGTTCTCGACATCGCGGCTCAGTCCGGGAACATCGCCGCCATTGGTCGGTGGGAAGCCCCTGTCAAATCCCTGCTCAAGCGCGGTTTTCTCTCCGATCAGTCGGGCGACACGTTCAACTGCATCATCACGGAGGCGGGAGCTGCAGCGCGGGCTGGGCAAGAAGCGGAGGACGACCGCGCGCTAGGCCGACAGATTGATGCGCTGCGTACCGCCGCGATTGCGCAGAAGTCCATCCAGGAAATGGCCGAGCAGTGCGCTCAGGTCCTATCTCAGATTGCCAAGATATCGTCCAAGGTGAGCGGCATGAACCCCGTCATCGAAGCCAAGAAGTGGGGCGATATCGTCATCGACCGCGCCAGTGACTTGCTGCGATGATTGCGTGGAGGGACGTTCATTCGAAGTCTGTGTTCAAGATTGGGTATGACATAGACACCGAAGAACTATGGGTTCAATGGCGGCGCGGCGGCCGAACCTCGATCTACTCCGACGTGCCTCCGGATGTCGCCAACCAGGCTGCAACGGCGTGGTCGGTGGGCAAGTTTCTGGATGAGAATGTGAAAAAAACGTATCCGCATCGCTATGCTAGAGACGGAGGATAAGATGTATCCGAGAACCAACTACGAGATGACCGAGGAAGACCTTGCGACCATCCTCGATGCCTGTAAGTCGGTCCCCGTGATGATGATCGGGAGTTATTCCCAGTCATCGCCTCAAGAGAACGCCAATCGCGCATGGGCTGCCCTGGGCAATAAAATGGGATTTGACCACATGACGGTCGAGCCCATCCGAGGCAAGGGCAGCCGCTTCTTTACCGCGGTCCCGAGTGAGACCGAAGAGGCCCGCAAAGAGCGGGAGGCGCGCGAAGCCACTGAAAAAAGATGGTCAGAGATCGCCAAACTGAATGACGAGATTACCGAGCGGCAAAAGAGGATTGGCGACCTTACGCACGATCAGAAGATCGCGGACAGTAAATGAGGTGCCTCATTTATGGAGGCACATTCGTGGACACCGAGGAAAACCGCGAGATGGTGAAGCTGTGGTCGAAGGTGGTCCGCTTCCTAAACGCAGATTGCGATGTGCTGGTCATCGACTCGGTGAGCCCGTTCGACCCGCGCGTGTTCCTTGACGGCCATGTCGAGATCGTCGGTTTCGAGAAGAACGTGGGGCATCTGTGCCGCGGCGGTCAGGATGGCGCTGGCCGAACGTTCTGCGAGGGAATGTTGATCGCGGCTGAGAGGGGATATGACTACTGCGTTCACATGGAAACCGACTTGCTGTTCGCTAGGCCGATCCGTCCGATTATCGAGAAGATGGCGCGGACGGGCGTCAAGGTCGGGGCACTCGGACAACGGTACTACCAATTCCTCGAATGGGGCATCTCGTTCTTCAACGTGCGGCACATGATGCAATCCCGGTTTGTCGAGCGGTACTGCTGGGAGACCGCGCCGGCTGTACCGATTCCCGAGGTCCGGATCGAACAACTTCTGTTTGACGATCTGTTCATTCTGCCGTTTCGCGGGATGCGCAACGACATGAACGAGGCGAACGAGGCCAATCTTGCGGGTCTTTATCCATATTTCCCGCCCGACTACATCACGCGCGCAACCCTGCCGCTGTGCCACGAATTCCTGCGGCTGAACGGGATACAGGTCTCATGACCAAGATCATGGTCACGGGCGCCGGCTCGCTGCTCGGGCAGGGGATTATTCGGTCTCTGCGAATGGGATGGCGGCCGTATCACATTATCGGCGTTGACCCCGAACCGGAATTGTCAGTCGGTTGCCACATGGCCGACTGCTCTCACCGCGTCCCGATGGCGAGCGACGAATCATACCTTGACGCCATCTCGGAAACCATCGACCACGAGCGGCCGGATATCGTGATGATCGGGTCGGACGCCGAGTTGCCGATCTTGGCTGCGAACCGGGAAACGCTGGAGGCAGAATTCGGGACGCGGATATTGGTCAGTTCTCCCGGAGTCGTTGCGGTGGCCGATGATAAGCTGTTCACCCATGAGTGGATGGACGGGCAAGGTTTTAAGCCGCCAAGGACTATGTTGGGAGCAGAAACCCCTCCGTGGGGTTTCCCGTCTATCGTAAAGCCTCGCGTCGGCGGCGGATCTCGCGGCGTACAGGTGGTCAACAACTCACTGGAGCACGCCACCTCATCAGTCTCGATTGATGGATTTTCTGCGGCTGAGTACGTAACCCAAGAATACATCGACGGACCAGAATACACGGCCGGCGCCATATACTTCGGCGGAGATGTCGCCACCATCGTCATGCGCCGAGACCTGCGCGACGGCAACACGTACCGCGCCTATGTCGAGGAATTCCCCGAACTGAACGCCAAGGTGCGCGAGTGGACGCTGGCTCTAAAGCCTCATGGTCCGTGCAATTTCCAGTTCCGCATTGACGCCAACGGCCAGCCGCGGTGCTTCGAGATCAACGCGCGTTTCAGCGGCACAACACCGTTCCGCGCTCTCGCCGGTTTCAACGAGGTCGAGATGTGCGTGGGTTTTCTTCTTTACGGTAGTCCGATCGAGCAGCCGGTCATCAAGCCGATGACGATACTGCGGTATTGGAACGAAATGGCGGTGACGAAATGACCGATTATGCCAGAATGAGGCGTCATTTCTGGTACAGGAAGATAGCCATTGGCGTTCTTCTCCTGTGTTTTCTGCTCGGAGCCGGGGAAATTTACGAGACCGTCAAATATCATTTTCCGTGGTGGGCGGATTTTGGCGATGCCATAACGTTTATAACCGCTCTGGGAGCGAGGTTTGTCATGAAGAAAACCGAGATGTATTCGGGGTTGGAAGAATGAAAATCGCCATCACGGGCGCCTCCGGGTTCATCGGCAAGCACGTCGTTGCTGCGGCATTGGCGCGCGGCCACGAAATCACATGTCCGCCACGCTGGAAAATATCCAGCTATGACTTCTGGCGGGACCTGCAGGGCGTCGATGTTGTCTGCCATCTCGCCGCTCACATTCCCATACATATGGCGGACCGTCATCCGGACACGTTCCGGGAGTGCTTCGAGGCGAATGTGCTGCTCACGTCGAAAATACTCCGGGCGGCCGAGATTGCCGGCGTCAAGCGATTCGTCAACTTCGGCAGCGGCAACGCTTACGGGCTCAAGATCGACTATCCCGACGAATCATCCCCGCTCTACCCGACCAGCCGGGGCACGCCGTACCTCGCCAGCAAGGTTGCCCAGGAGACCATTGTGGCCGCCTGGCATGGGCTGGAAACCTGCACTCTCCGGCTCGGCAGCGTCTACGGTCCGGGCCTGAAATCCGGGATGCTGTACCACCTGATTCGCCGTCTTTTGCGCGGGGATACCGTGGTTCTGGAGAAGGGCGGCGCCTACGGGGCGGATTACGTCAGCGTCCATGACGTTGCCCAGGTCGCGGTCGATGCCTGCAAATCATCGGCCACCGGTCCGTTCAACATCGGGTCCGGTCGGCGGGTCACCATCAAGACGCTGGCGGAGATGATTCGAGGCATTACCGGGTCCGGAACGATCGTCGTCAACGATGCCGATCGGGCGCCGCGGTTCATCGGATTTCCGGCTCTGAACATCGCTCGCGCCATCATCGAATTCGGTTTTTCCTGCCAACTACTCCAGCCCGGACTGGTCGAGTATGTCGAATGGCTGCGCACCAGCGGAGACGACGATGTTCACCAAGGACGATCCACACCTCAAGATGTTCGCGGACGGGATGAGGAGATACGACAAGATACTACCAATCCTCCCGATCGTGCGCCCGACGTTCCCGCCGCTGGAGAGCATCTCGGATCGGTTCTCTGCCGCCCTTAAGTCCGGAGTGGTGACGAATGGCGGCCCGGCTGTCGAGGAATTCGAGGCGGCGTTGACCGCGCATCTCGGCGTTCCGACGATCTGTTTCTCCAGCGGAATGGCCGCGCTGGTCGCCATGCTCATGGTCGAGGGCGTGGAGGGATATGAGGTAATTTGCCCGAGCTTCACGTTCTGCGCCACGCCGCACGCGATCCGGATGGCCGGCGGCAAGGTCGTGTTTGCGGATATCGACCCGATTACCCTGACACTTGATCCGGTAGACGTGGAACGGAAAATCACGCCGCGAACCAAGGCAATTCTGGGGGTGGACGTGTACGGCGTGTGCTGTGACTATGGAGCTCTGGGTAGGGTGGCAGACCGTTGCCATGTCGATGTGCTGTACGACAGCGCCCCAGCTTTCGGGTCTCAGTTTTACGGAGAACCCATTGGGGATTTTGGTCGAGCACAAATCTTCAGCTTCCACGCGACCAAGCCTTTTTCGGTTGGCGGAGAGGGCGGAGCATTGTGCTCGACGGACAGACATTTTATCGAAGCAGCCAAGAAAGTCCGCAACTTCGGCATTCCCGGTCGCATCGGCTTCAACGGGAAAATGCAAGAGATCAACGCCCTGATCGGCCTTGAGCAGATGAAGTCGCTGTACAAGCTGTTGCCGGCTCGCACTGCCGCGCAAACCGCGCTCCATGCCGCTCTGCACCGCATACCGGGCGTCACGGCAATCGTCCCTCCGGTACATCAGGTGCCCATCTGGACATACTACCCGATCCTGATCGACGAGGAAGAATTCGGCATGCCCCGCGATCATGTTTACTACAAACTACGCCAGCGCGGAATTATGACACGCCTGTATTATCCCGCCATGCACATGGACGAATCGTACACGGCCGAACGTACAAGACTGCCGGTCACCGAGCGGGTCGCCAGTCAGGTTATCGCGCTGCCGGTGTACAACAACCATACGGAATACGAGGTGGATCGGGTGGGTGTCGCCATGAAGGAGATACGTCAATGCGGTTCTTAGTCTTTATGCTCGCTCTTGCGGTTGTTGGTTTTGCATTCCGACAAATCATCAGCGGCGGCGGAGATCGAAAGAAGGGCGGAGATCATTACGTGCCATGGACCATGGGGTGGTTCGGTGATTAGAGGCTCTTGACGAATGACCGTCTCGGCTCTACAAAAACTTGCCCGGCTCGGGGATGGTGTCCCCGGCCGGGCCGATCCGAATTGGCTTGGACGGCGGGAATTCGGACCTGTACGCGGCAGAGATACGTGTCATTGCTTGTCGCGTCAACATCGTAACCCGCCAGCCCGGCATTTATGCCGATTGAGCCAAGCCGCGTCCCGGACCCCCTCGGGCCTGCCCGGTTATGCAGGGATGACGCGCGGGGCTTCTTCCCCTCAACAGAGGACTCTTCCGAGCCGGGACTTGCGGATCGACGCATACTCCCAGAACCAGGGAATAAACGGCAACATAGTACCCTCTCCGAACGGGGACATAGACGGAGGTCAGCCGACTGGCCCACGGCGCGTGCGCCCGAATGGGACACGGGGTAAAAAGGGCAGCCTGGGGATTTCGCGCTACTCGATCGCCCCATCACCGCATGGCCCCTATGTCATCTAGGGTAGCCGGGCATTGCGGAAGGCGGATTTTGGTCTGAAAGGAAATGTTTATGAAGATTTTATGCGCCGGCTCCGGAGGCTATATCGGGATACCTCTCGTTGCTGCCCTGCTTGGTCGGGGCCATTACGTTGTGGCTTTGGACCGATGGTTTTTCGGTAAATATCCAGCCCCGCACCCGAAACTCGGGATCGAAAAAAACGACATACGAAACACAGACATCCTCGATATAGGGCGGGAGGCGCTTCCGTATGACGCCGTGATCGACCTTGCCGGGCTTTCGAACGACCTTACCTCGGACATCGACCCAGAGCTCACCCGCAGCATCAACATCGAGGGCGGCAAGCGGCTGGCGAATTTGGCGTGCAACGCGGGGGTCAAGAGGTACGTGTACAGCTCGTCGGCCAGCGTGTACGGGTCCGGCATCCGTCCGATGCTCACCGAGACCGACGAATGCCGCCCGCTCACTCTGTACGCCCGCTCCAAGGTCGAGGTCGAGGACCATCTGCGGTCGATCGCGGGAGACGGATTCGAGCCTGTCATCCTGCGCAACGCTACGGTGTTCGGGGTGGCGCCGCGAATGCGGTTCGATTTGGCAGTTAATGTTATGTGCCTTCGCTCGCACAAGGACGGCGTGATCTACGTGATGGGCGGCGGCGAGCAGCACAGGCCTTTCATTCACGTTGACGACGTGGTTCGGGCGTTCGTCTGGGCCGTCGAATCAGACAACGCGGCCGGCGAGACGTTCAATGTCGGCACGTCGAACCACACGATTGCGGAGGTGGCGAAGAAGGTGGCCACCGAGTTTCCGATGGCGCGGGTGATGCAGATACCGGACGATCCGGACAAGCGGAGTTATTCGTGCTCGTTCGAGAAGTTCAATGGAGCCAAAGGGAATGATTCATTTATCAAGCCCACAGACAGGGGTTTGATTAAGGCGACAAAACAGGCCCTCATGGATATGTCAGATCGGTGCAGAAGTATTGATTACGAGGTTGCCCGCATGGCCAAGATGCTCCGCGACGGGTCGCTGAAGGATGACGAAACCTGCCACACTTTGCAGTACTATCGTTCGCTTATGTCGTGGGAAAAGAAGCTGAACGACATTCGACTTGATGGAAAAATACTATGACCGACGAAACCCCCCAGGCCACCATTTTCCGCAGGATGGCCGCCCGACTTGACCACAACGCCGACGCCGTGTTCGCCGGGGCGGCCGTTATCGTCCCGCCGGCAGAGGGGGGGGATACGGTCGAGATGCTGATCCTGGACAGCAGTCAGTCGGCGGCTCAGTTCTGGGGCGCCCTGTCGGCTAAATGCCAGATCGAGATTTCCAAACTGAACGATTCCAGCCGGAACACTCAGGCTTTCGGGCGTGGTCGATAGGTGATATATCCCATCCATGTCAGGATGGAACGCCGCCAAGGTCGTTGAATTTCGCTCGGCATTTCTAGAATTTGCCAACCACGTAACGATCAACTCGAAAGAGTTGGGAACCATCGTTCTTGGCGAGCACATTTATACCGCCCAGCGGCTGCTTCTGGACGGCATTTGCCGCGCCCTTTCCGCCGACATTCACGATGTCAAGATTGGGAAAAGCCGCCAGCTCGGCGTGTCCACATTCTCGCGCGCCCTGACGACGTTCTGGGCCGGGATGCACGACGGTCTGCGCGGCTACATGGTGTTCGATACGGACGGTCACAAAGAGGAAGCCCGGATCGAATTGCTGGGGATGATAGAGGGGCTTCCTAGAAAGCTCGGGTTTCCGAAGATCAAGCGGCAGAACCGCACCCTTGTCGAACTCAGCAACGGCACGATCATCAACTTTGCGGCGGCCGGCGTGCGCGAAGGAAAGGGGTCCGGAACCCTTGGACGGTCGAGCGGGATAAATTTTGCCCACTGTTCGGAATTGTGCAGTTGGGCCGCCGGAGAGCAGATAGAGGCGTTCAAGGCGGCCCTGGCCGAGGACTTCGAGAACCGGCTGTATCTCTGGGAATCGACCGCCCGAGGATACAATCTTTGGTACGATATTTATCAAGAGGCGAAGAAAGACGAAACCCACCAACGCGCCATCTTCATAGGATGGTGGGCCAAGGACAATCAGAAGATACCCGTAAATCATCCGGAGTTTGAGCGATACGGATTGCAGCCTCCCACCGACAAGGAGATGGAGAAAATAAAGGAGGTTCGCGAGCAATACGGCTGGCAGATAACCGACGAGCAGCTCGCGTGGTATCGCAGGAAGCTCGACCCGACAGCCACCGCCGATGGAGACACCCCGGCAGAGTACGATGGCGGCGTTCTTCGACTGCAGGAACAGCCGACCACCGAAATGGACATGTGGCAGGTCACAGGTGCGCAATTCTTTGCGTCGGAATCCCTGACCGATCAGGCAAACAAAAACATCTGCAAGCCTAAGTCCGCCCACATGTTCGGCTGCGGCATGGAGTTTGTGGACACAAAGGTTTACGCCGCGCCGAACACGCGGTTGACCGAGTTGCGCGTGTGGGAGGAACCGGAGCATCGAGACGCGGTGTATGTGGTGTCCGCTGACCCGGCATTCGGGACCAGCGAGACCAACGACCGATCGGCCATTCAGGTGTCGCGCTGCTACGCAGATGGCATCGACCAGGTTGCTGAATACGCATGGCCGCTGATTTCGACCCGTCAATTTGCCTGGGTCATTCTCGCTCTCGCCGGTTGGTACGCTGGAAACTCGAACGAGGTATATCTGATCATTGAGTTGAACGGACCGGGTGCGGCCGTGTGGGACGAAATAACGTATTTGAAAACTCACTTGCCGTCCGGATATCAACAAAAGGAAGTCGAGGCAGCAGGATTGCGGTCAGTCATGGCTAACGTTAGGTCCTATGTCTACAGCAGACCCGATTCGATGACGGCTGGTCGTGCATGGATGTGGAAAACCAATGCCGGCGCCGGACCGTCCGGCAAGGTCCGTCTGATGGAGAGGATGAGGGATTTCGTGTCGAACGGCATGTACCGAATACGGTCGATGGAAATGCTGGAGGAAATGCGGTCCGTCACTCGGGAGGGAGACAACATCGAGACCAGAGGTCGCCGCAAGGATGATCGGGTTATCTCAGGGGCGCTTGGCGTTCGGTGTTGGGAGGAGCGGGTTCGGCGCGGCATGTCCGTCAATAAGCGCACGCGGGAAGCCGAGGCGGCCCGAAAAAGCATGTCCATTGTCGATCAGGCGGCGCTATACAGCAAAAACCACCTTGATTCGTTCTTCGCTCAGAAGCGTCAGTCTCGCAACCAAGCGGCGGCGTTGATGCGGCGGCAGTCATGGAGAAGTCGGTAATGGCCAAGTTTCGCGCTGTCTGCCCGGAGTGCGGCGGCAAGTTTCCGGTCGATCCGATTGTGGGTCTGCCGAAGGTCTGTCCGCTCGGATGCGGCTACGCAGTGGCGAGCGATCGGCCGGATGATGAGATCGTAATGCCGTCCATCTCCAAGTGCCGCGCTGCGACGGACGGCATTTACCGGGCCATGGAGGAAGGTTCGATCCATCGGATGCAGGTGGCGAAGGAAATGGGCGTGGAAGGCGCCGAGACCCTGAAAATCACCAACATGCGGGATGACGCCAGGGTGGGCGAGAATTCGGTGGTGCCGCTGCCGCCCAACCCGGTCAGCCAGCGCATGGAGCAGATGCAGCGGCAGGGATTGCCGGTCGGGTTCAACGGCGCCAATGGCGCGGCGCTCTCCGCCGGCACCATGGAGGGTCCGGAGCCGAACGCTGGCGCCCGCCTCCAGCAAATGATACGGTCCACCCACAGAGAGCGGATTGACCCACGGCACGTTGGCGCGGTCGCCTCCGATATGCCGTCCCTGGAGGTGCAAAATCCGCTGTACCGAAAGCGGGTCTAGGCCGTGCTGGACATTCCGGGCGACAACAAGAAGCTAACCCGACAGTCTCTTGATTGGATTGAGGAATGCCGGCAGAGCCAGGCCAGCCGCACCGCCTACTGCCGCTCCATCAACCAGATCGTGGAAACCGGACGAAACACCGGCCCCAAGGCATTGCTGAATCTTCTGCCTTTCCTCTTGGATCGGTTCGCCTCGCACCTTTTCAGCCCGACCGAACTCCAATTCACCATCGACTACGAGAACATCTACCCGAAGAACATCCTTGAATACGCCAAGGTCGGCGCCCGACTCCTGTCCCGCCATTGGGAGCGGTCGAATACCGACATGACGTTCGCTCGCGGCGTCTACGAGGCCGGCAAGTATGGTGCGTGCATCTTGAAGCAATGGGTCCAGGAGGAAGGCGAGAATAAAACTCCCGTCTACCACAAGCGTCTCGTCATGCCGTGGCAATTCGGGGTCTACCGAGAGGACGAAAACGAACTCGGCAAGCAGGCCATCATGTGCGAAACCACGCTGATGACCATGCCGGAGGTGTGGCGACGCATCTACATGCTTCCCGAGTCCGAAAAACTCTACAAGCGCGTCGAAACCCACTCCATGCGCGGCCTGATCGGCGACACGCCGAACAGCTTTTTCCATCAAGTCCTGTCCACGTCCACGCTCAATACCAGCGGACAGCAAAGCGCGGCCATGCCGGGCGGTATCGTGTCGCTCACCAGTGACGCAAATTATCCGATCCTGGAGCCTCAGATCGGCGCCAACACGGTCCGGATGCACGAACTCTGGGTGCAGGGAGAAAAGGACTACTGCACGATCCAGATTATCGAGCCCGACATCCTCGTTTCCCCGATCTACAACCGGTCGAACCTGCTCATCAAGGACAGCAATCTTCATCCGTACACGCTGATCCAGATGAACGAGGTTTCCGGGTATTTCTGGGGGAAAAGCGAGATTTCCGACGTGGTGGAGGCGCAAGGATTGCTGGCCACCACCGCCGACGACATGAAGCGGATGCTCGGTCTGCAGATCGACAAGCTGCTCGGCTTCTCCGGGTATGACGGATTGGGCGATGAACTCTACGACCAGGCCCGCGGTGCCGGATTTTTCAACATGCCGGCCGGCGCGACCGTCAACGACATCACCCCGGCATGGGTGGACGTTCTCCCGGTCATGAAGTATCTGGTCGAGAGCATCAACATGCAGTCCGGGTTTCCGGAGATCATGCAGGGCCGCGGCGAGCCGGGCGTTCGGGCCGGCGTTCACGCCGATACGTTGCTAAAGACCGGTTCCCCGACGCTCCGAGACCGCTCATTGCTGGTCGAGCGACAGTGCGCGACCGCCGCCGACCTGACTTTCGCGCTGAAAGAGGCGAAGGACGGAAAAACCTACTGGTTTGACGGGTCCGACATCAAGAAAGCCGAGGAAAGCAGCTTCCTTCTGGGCGACATTCCCGAGGATCGGCGCATATCGGTGGACAGCCACTCGTCCAGCCCGATCTTTGCCGACGATCACCGTCAGCTCGTCGCGGAAGGCGCCAAACTGGGCGTGGTTGGCGGTCACTCGATCATCGACCTCCTGCCGTTCCCGCAAAAGGCCCTGCTCCACGCCGAATTGACCGAGAAGCAGGCCAAGGAAGCGGCCATGCTGGAGGATTTGAAGAAGAATTTCCCAGAGGCTTACGAGAAGGTGCTCGCCAAGGGCAAACACTAACTCTATTGCGCTTCTGTAGCTCAGATGGTAAGAGCACTGCACTCTAAATGCAGGGGTCGTGGGTTCGATCCCCACCAGGAGCGCCAAAATGACCGCGTAGATTGATTTTCCCGTCCTCTATGCCCTCGTCCGGTCCGATCTTTCGATGACCGCGGGCAAAGCCGCATCTCAAGCCGGCCACGCTTTCCTCGATTCCTTCCTCTCAGCCCCGCCCAATCTATGCGCAGCCTACCGCGCTGATGGTGGTGGCACCAAGATCACTCTATCCGTCAAAAACGAAGCCGCGATGCGCGCCGCCTATGCTGCTGCGCAGGATCGTGGATTGCCGTGCGCGCTTGTGGTGGAGGACGACGGCACCCCCACCGCATTGGGGATAGGTCCAGTCACAAAGGGCGATGCGATCCCTATTGCCGGGAGGTTTTCGCTGATGAAATAATCCGGGGTGGGTAGCTCAAGCAGAGCGTTCCGCCTCTAAAGCGGGAAGATGTGGGTGCAATCCCCACCCCAGCCACCAATTCTCCCGTAGCTCAGTTAGCAGAGCACCTCGGCCGCAAGGTCGGGGAGGTCCTTGGTGCAATTCCAAGCGGGAGAGCCAGCTTACGACGCCCGCCCCTGCCGCGGGAACGGCTGGATGATCCCCGTTCCGCCTCCGCCGCGCATGACATCGAGCGTCCGGTCGGATTGGGCCTGGACCTGAAATTCCGCCTGGATGTGCGCTTGGTGCATGGATCGGATGACGGCCGCCTTCTTGGTAGCGTCCATGTCCTCCGTGATCCAGCCATTGATCTGGTCCGACTTGATGGACGCCGTGGTGCCGTGGTCATCGGTGACGACGATGCGGCCGATGCTGTCAGAGTGCATGGCGGCCGGTCGGGTCAACTCGGAAATGACCGCATTGAGCCGGTCTTTCGTGTCGAACAAAAACGACCAGGCAATGCCGCTGGCTCCGAAATTGATGGCGAGGCTAAACATTGTGTGAATCTCCTATTTGTTTCCTCCAGCGGAGGAACTGTTCCTTGGGGAATTTGATGAGTTTTCCGAGACGAACGTGCGGGGGAAGTTCGGTGGTTCCGAGCCGGCCATAGACCCAGGCGGGTCCGACCCCCAGGATTCTGGCAACGTCCTTCAGCGGCAAATATTCGCACGGTGAGGGAGGTTCACGCATCTTGGATTCGGCCATCGGTAATCCCGTATTTCCCATCGGCGAATCACAAATAGACCAAACGGAATGAAAAAGCAAAAAAATGGCGTATTGCGACAGCGGGTTGCGTGGCAACGTGCATCTGTTCCATCAACCCTCAAACAGGAGAGGCGCCAGATGACCGCGTACAAGCGCAAGGGCCGCAAGGGCCGCAAGTAAATGCCCGAATTGGGATCACCAGCTCCCGCCTCTCCTGCACCTCCTGGTGGCCAAGCGCCGCCCATGGGGACCTCGCCGGCCACACAGCCGACGCAGAACCGTGGCCAGGAAATGAAGGGTATGCAAAAGCTGGCGCTCCTTGTCGGTGAATTGCCGTCCGTCCTCGCGATGGTCGGCGCGACTTCCGAGGCGGGACAGGCAGTGGCCAAGTGCATCACCATGCTCGGCAAGCACGTCCCGCCCGGATCGGCCTCCCCGGCCGGCAAGCGCAACGAAATTCAGGACATGGCGCTGCAGAATACGCAGAACTCGGCGCTGATGGCCCAGATGCAGCAACGCGGAGCTCCCGGTGGTGCCCCGCCCTCGCCGCAGCCCGGCGCCACTCCCCCGATGGCGGCGTAGCATGGGCAACAGGATCTTCGAGAACAAGACCACGGACGCCGACAAGAACGGCGTCACCTGCCGCACCGACTTCACGTCCGATGACGCGCGCCGCTATGGCAAGACGCCACTCCCGGGCGAACGCAACAATCCAAAGATGGAAATCCAGCACGTAGGAGGCCAGAAATGAGCGTGAATCTATTCCAGAACAGCGCCAAGTCCATCCCGACCAGCGACTCGCAGATCGTGCGCGTCGATATGGAGGAGATGCAGATCGGCGGCCGGAAATCGCACCTCCCCGGACAACAGAAGTCCGAAAAGATGACGATCGATCATACCGGTGCATCGTCGTCCCCGAAGTGAGGCGCTGACCAATGCCGAAGATCGAGGTCGAAGAGACCGACTTTCTGAAGGGCCAGAACCTGCGGAAAACCGTGGAGAAGATGCTGGCCAACCCGAAGTCCGCCAAGCTCTTGAAGCTGGCGGAAACGGAAATCGACCCGTCCATCACCCATCCCGAACTGGAGATGGAGAAGGTGGTCGAGGAGCGCGTCGGCGCTCTAGCCAAGACCGTCACCGACTTCATCGCCGAATCCAAGACGCAGCGCGAGAAAGACGAATCCGAGCGCCGCCTCGACAAGCTGGCGACATCGATCGACGCCGGCATCGCCAAACTGCGCGCGGAGGAAGGCCTCACCGACGAAGGCGAGAAAGCGCTCCGGGAATTGATGGTAAAGAAGGGCGAGACCGATGTGTTCGACGCCTGGGCCGTGTTCCAGCGACACAACCCGCCTCCGCCGCCCGCCGCTCCGTCGTCGGGCCGCATGTTCGATGTGATTTCGACGGCGCGCGACGGCAGCGACGATCTTCTGAAGAAGATGATCGAAGGCCGCGGCGAAGATAACGCGGCCGTCGATAAGGCGGCGTGGGATGCCATCAATGAGGTTCGGGCGGCAAACGGGACTCAGCGTCGTTGACATGAACGAGCTTTCGACCAACAGCGGCGGCGAACTCGGGGTAGAGGTCCAGCATCTCGATCGCGAACGCCACCTTGTCGATTACCCGTTGGCCGGGGCCGTGGCGGCTGTTGAAAAGCTCCAGGTTCCCCTCCGAGTTGTCCCCGCGAATCCCGTTCTTGTGGTGGACGGTTTCCTCTTTGAGGAGTTCTCTGCCGAGCTTCTTGGACATGACGTATCGGTGCTCGAAAACGGTGTGCTTCTTGCCGGCGACGAGGCTCGGGACGGAGATCAGGAAGTAGCCGTTTCTGGCTTCGTACCTCGTGATGTTCCCGCTCTCAAATCTGGTCAGGGCCTTGCTGCGCTGGTGCGCCGCCTTGCACGCTCGGTCGCAGAACTTTTGCTGCATGTACACTCGACCGCCCGGCTTGCGTCTGCGACTCTGCTCCTTCCCGCACTGGAGGCAAGAAAACCTCTGTCGGTCCATCGTGTCTTTTCGTCTGCCGATATACGAACAGGGTTCCGAGCAATACATCGGGTCTTTGCCGAATCTCTTGCGGTATGCGCGCACAATGGACGGTTTGTAGGAGAACGGATTTCCGCATTCTTTGCAGGAAAATTTGGTTTCTGGAACCCACGCCCCCTGCCTGCCATGGACCCCTTCGTGGGAAGTCTGGCACGCTCTCGCGCAAAATCTTTGACTTTGATGGGAAAGTTTCACCGAAAAGGTCCCATCGCAGTATTCACAACGCTTCTCAACGCGCCTGAGAATCTTTTCCATCTCGAACCCTCCAGTTCTGATGGTGCGATTCTTAGCATGTTCGGGAATGGTAGTCTAGGAGAAAGGGCCTAAAGATGCCAATTTCCGGAACCGGTGTAGTCCCGGGTGCAGGTGGGCTTTACAACGAACTAACTGCCGCGACAAGGCGCGCATTTGTTCGCAACCTATTCGTGCAAATGTATTTTGCATCGCCTTCCTTGTTCTACCTGATAGGCAACGCCCAGAAGGCGGCCGGAGGCCTGAACCAAGTCACCATCCCCATGCAGGGAAATTCGATGGTGCAGGGGCAGTTCACCGGATACGGCGGCGGCTTCAACTCGCCGCAGGTGGTCCCCGGAATCCAGAACGGCCAGTGGAACCTCGCCTATTGGGTGGTTCCGATCCCGCTGCCGTTCGGTGAGAGCATCATTCAGTCCACCGAGGTCGTGATTCCGATCCTCAAGGCGCGCATGAACGACGCCTACGCGGTGACCCGCCAGCAGATGGCGACCCTGCTCTACACCAACAACGGCGCGCAGACCCTATTCCCGGACAGCTTCCAGTCCGCGTTCGATGACGGCACCAACTTCCCGATCTACGGCGGCATCAACCGAAACGCGCTCGGCAACGCCAACTTCAAGGGCCAGTACATCAATCTGGCATCCTCGCCGTGGACCACGCCTTTCACGGCCGGCGCGACCCGCAAGGCGACCCAGGCGCTGCTCACCAAGATCACCGACGTGGCCGGCGGCGAGGCCCCGACCTACGGCGTGATGAACCCGGGAGACTTCGCCACCCTGAACAACGATTTCGTCGGCACGGAAACCGCATTCGTCAACCCCGGCAAGTCCTACACGATGGACACGCCGATGCGGTCCTCGTTCCCGAACCTGAACGTGTCCGGCATCCCGATCTTTGCCGACCACTTCTGCCCGAAAGGCAGCATATTCTTCCCGAACGTCAAGTACACGTCCATGTACATGAGCGAGGACGCGGCCTTCGACTTCTCCGGGTTCTACTCACTCGTGCCGCTCGGCCAGATCGGCCAGCAGGGCATCGTGGTCTGCGGATACGATGTCATCAGTGCGAAGTCATCGTCAGGAGCATGGTGCTACGGATTGCCAGGGTCGGCTTTCTAACACCTTATGTGAAGGTCTAGGAGAACAAACATATGCCCGGTCCTCTTGGCGCAGTTGGTCTTGGCCTGCAGCCGAACCAGTACCTCTACCCGTCCGAATTGCTGGGCGCCGCGCCCGACATCAGCACGAACGAGATCGTGCTGGCGCCCGGTTGTGCGCTGCCGCTCATGCGCGGTGACTGGCTGATCGACATCGGCGGACCGGTCATCGTTCAGTGGGTCGATCCGACCACTGGCATCTGGCGCATTCCGACCACCGGATTCCGCGGCACGCCGCAGTTTTTCCAGAGCGACGGCGCCAACGTCCGCCTCGCCAATCTGACCGGCTGCCCGGTCTGCGCCGTGGTGACCAACGCCGGTTCCGGCTATCCGACCACCGGCACCACCGTTGCGGCATCCGGCACGGGCGGCTCGACCTGGCAGGCCATCGTCGGCGGCCAATTGAGCATCACCACAGTCACCCCGACCGGTTCCGGGTACGGCATCGCGCCGCTGGTGTTCATACCGGCGCCTCCCTCGCCTGGCGTTCAGGCGACCGCCTACGCAACGATCGCCAGCGGCACGGTGTCGGGGGTTACGCTCACCAATCGCGGCGCCGGCTATCTCGCCGCCCCGGCTATTACCATCCTGCCGAACCCGGCAGACCCGAACTATCTGTCCACCACCGCCATCGTGGCCGCAGGTGCGACCGCCGTTCTGATCGGCTCCGGGTCGATCGCCGCCGTCATCTGCACCAACCCGGGCGCTCCGGTGACCTCCGCCCCGACCCTGACCATCACCGGGACGGGCGGGTCGAACGCCACGGCGACGGCGCAACTCATGCAAACGATGACCGGAGCTACCATCTTCGGCGCCGGCACCGGCATCACCGACGCGGGCGCGTTCATCTCGGTTGGCGGCGTTCCGACCTCCACCGCGGTCAATACCAATCCGGACATCGAGGGCATCAGCTTCATCCCGCGCCCGGCGACCGGCGGCCTTGCCAACTCTGGCGGATCTCTGGTCTCGGTCTCGACCATCTATGACGGCGGCCTGTTCGTCGGCGCCACCCCGGCCCTGATCGTGACGCCCACCGCCGGATCGATCGGCGCCACCGGACCGAGCGTAGTTGCCCTGGTCGGATCGGCCAACGGGACCGTGCGGCTTCAGCAACTTCGGGTCTGATATTCGGTTGGGGGGCCAATCGAGTAGGTGATAACGTGAGCGAACTGAAGAATGCGAACCTCAAGGCCGACATGACCGAGTGCATGGCGGCAATCGGGGATGCCCACAAGGACCAGGATGCACAGACTGCCAAGGTCGCTTCTGCGGCGGCTGCGCTGAAGACTGCGGCACACGACCTCGAAGCCGCAACCGACGCGCTGGCGGCCTCGCACAAGAAGCAGAAGACTGCCATCGATGCCGCCAACACGGCAATCGGAAAGGCCACGTAATAACGCGGGGGGATAGGGGCTGGGGCCACTATCCCCCACCCCGCCGTAGCGGGAGACAGCGGCGGATCAACAGGAGACCGCCGTTGCTCAACAAATATCTTACCCAGACTGGAAATTTACTCCAAAATCCTACGGCGCCGTCTGCGCTATATGACTCCACGACATTAACGTCCGATATCAATCAGGCGCGCGGTCAGCTTGCGATTGAGAGCAATTCGATCCGCTTCATCGCCAGCATCCCCACGGTTCTTGGACAGCGCAATTACAATTTCTCCGCCATCAATACCGGAGTGTCTGCGACCAACGGCATTCAAGGCGTCGTCAAGGTCAATAGCATCCGATACGCCGTTGCGTCGGGATATAAGTGGATTCGCCCTCGTCCGTGGCCGTGGTTCGATCTGTTCAAGCTCAATAACCCCGTTCCGACCAGCGGTGCTCCCCAGGTGTGGGCGCAACACTCCCAAGGCGTGGCCGGAGACTTCTGGCTGGACCCGATCCCGGACCTGATTTACACGCTGCAACTAGATTGCGTGTGCTACCCGATCGATCTTGCGAATGACGCGACAGTCGAGGCCATACCGTACCCGTGGACTGATGCCGTGCAATACTTTGCCGCATATCTGGCGCTCTTGAGCGCTCAGTCGGGGGCGAGGTCGGCGGATGCAAACCGTTCTTACGAGCGCTACGAAGAATTTATGGGGCGCGCCCGCCGGTTCTCTACCCCGGAGGTAAACCCGTATCTCTATTCCCAGATACCGGACCCGACGATGGGAAACAAGTTGGGGGTGCAGCCGCGCCAGTCGAGCGGGGGCGGCTGATGCTATTTAAGTCTGGCAAACGCGCCGTGATGCTTAATTGCTCCATCGCAGTATGCTTGGTATGCGTCCTTTTTTGTAGAGTAAAAACCAAGGCAATGTTTGACGCCATCAACCTGTATTTGTGCTCGCCATTTTCCGTTTTCCTTAAACCAGGAAACGCCCTTAAATCCAGAGGTGTTGTCCGATCTCTTTCTTCGGTTTCTGCTGTTCTCTCCATCAGTAGCCAGCCGAAGATTACTCCATCTGTCGTTCGATCTATTTCCGTCTACGTGGTCAACTTCATTCGGCGGCCACTCACCAGTCACAATGGCCCACGCCACTCTGGCGCCTTGGTACGATTTTTCTCGAATGGATACAGACCGGTATCCATTGCGATTTATGGACCCGGCCAATTTCCCAAAAAAGTGGGCGTTTGCCTGGCGCCGAACGTCCGCCCTCCACCTCCAAGTGAGCGCTCCAGTCGCGGGGTCGTAATCCAAGATAGATCGAACGTATTCGGGGGTGACCGCGTTGCGCGCGTCATCGCTTCGTGCTTTGGTGGATTCAGCCATTGGACCCTCCTGCGGTCTCTCTGGTCAGGAGCGGCAACGGGCGCTGATGACGCCCTGCCGCTCCGATATTCCTATCACATGGGGGCTTGAATGTCATCCCCGACTTTATTTTCTTACATGAAGGATGCCCAGACGCTCCTTCGGGAGAGCAAACAGACCGAGATTGATCCGGAGGATTTGATTAACTGGATTAACCGCGCTCGCCGCGAGATCGCCCTTCGGACCTCTTGCCTGCGCATCATCACGCCGATCACTGGAGCGTGCATTTCCGCCAGCGTTACCAGCGGCGGTCATGGCTACACTGCCCCGACTGTGACCATTTCCCCTCCGGATTATCCGAGCGGGACAAAGCCGTTTCCGAACGGAGATCAGGCAACAGCGACGGCTACATTGTCGGCCGGGACGATAGCGGCGGTGAATGTCACGTATGGTGGTGCAGGATACTATATTCCCGTGGCCACGATCACTGATCCGACTGGAGTTGGGGCAACGGCTGCGGTGAAAACGTCTTTTGTAAACCAAATGCAACAGGGACGTGAAGTTTACGATCTGTCGGACGTTAACCTAAGCATGTTTCCTGGTATTGATTCCATCTTTTATATTGAATCAATCTCAATTTTGTATGCCGCTCAAAGATATTCATTAATGGTTCCCAGTTTCAGTTCGTATCAAGCGATGGTGAGGCAATTCACCCAGCAGTATGAATATACGCCCTTCTTCGCCGCGCAACTTGGGCAAGGAACATCAACCTCAATGTTCCTTTTCCCTCTTCCTAGCACAAACTGGCAAATGGAGTGGGTGTGCCGATGCCTGCCGCAGGAGTTGATTGACGATCAAAGTGTGGAGGCCCTACCTCAGCCGTGGACCGATTCAGTCGTCTACTTCGCGTGTCACTTTGGTATGCTTTCGTTGATGAACTTCAACGCATCTCGCATGTATCTTGACCTGTTTAACGAGTACTGCCATCGCCACTCAGTGGCCGCTAGACCGGGACGAAAAGTCAATCCATACGGCCGCCCGATGTGGTGATGCATCATGCTCACCACGACCGAGCCCGAATCCGAAAAACCAAACCCGCTGATCCCGATTGACGAACCTCCGTTGAAAATGGAGGTTTTCGAGGGGATGAACACGCAGGCCACGCGGGTTGGCGTGGCGGATCAGCAATGTGCGTGGATCGACGGCTTCTTCCCCGTAGCGCCACGCAACCTCCGGACCATGTACGGCATCGGCACGGTGCTTTACACGGCGACGGGAGGAAATACGGTTGTTTGGTACGATTTTTATAATATCGGCGCGGTTGCCTACGCTGCCGTGTTTCTTTCTGATGGCAGCGCAATTCAGGTACAAGTGTCAAACGGCGCTGCGACAACGGTATTGCCAGCCGGCACGATCATTAATCCCGCAATTACCAATGTCGGATTAACTCAATACGGCCGACAGTATCTCATCATCGTCGCTAATCAGCCAAACGGGTATTGGTTGTGGGATGGCACGTTGCTTTATCAGGCGGGAACGCTTGGGCCGCTTGTCACCCTGACCAATCCCGGTTCTGGATACAAAACAGCGCCTGTCGTGGTGGCATCGGGAGGCAGTGGATCAGGGGCAACGTTCGTCGCGTCGATCGCCGGAGGCTTTGTTACGAATGTTGTGGTGACCAATCCTGGGTCTGGGTATCTGCCAGGACAGACCATCACACTGGCGTTCTCGGGGGGGAATTCCGGCGGTTCTGGCGGGGCTCTAACTGCTGTTTTGTCGTCTGCAGGCGGCGGTAGCGGGGCTACATTTACTGTCAACTTTCAAAACTTTGCCCCAAGCTCGTGGCGCGTTCTATCTGTCGTGGTTACGAATGGAGGCAGCGGTTATTCGTCGTTCACAACGCTGAATTTGGCGGTTACCACCAGCCCCCCAGGCGGCGCTGTCAACCCATCTCCGGCGGCGACCCTGCAGCCAGTGATTTCCGGCGGTGTGATCACGGCCGTAACCATATTTAATCCTGGTGGATACGTGGTCCAAACGGGTCACACCCCGGTGGGAACGCTGACCGCCATTGACGCAGGCGCATTTACGGTTACGTCGGTCACGGTCAATAATCCGGGAAGTGGCTACAGCGCATCCGCCACGGCGGTTTGTTCTGGAGGTGGAGCTCCGGTAGCGCAGGCGACGTTGCAGCTCGTGCTCAATCCATCAACTGGCGCCATCACGTCGGTCACTGTGGCGAGCGGAGGTATCTACGGCAGCAATACGCCGCCGACCGTAACCGTCTCCGACCCTGTGGTTAACGCTGCGGCAACCGCCACCCTCATGCCGTTCGGCGTGCAGGGAACCGACATAGAGACTTATCAAGCATCGGTTTGGGTCATCAACGGACCTACGTTGTTCTTCACCGCACCATCGAGCGTGAGCGATTTCGCGACCAGCGACGGCGGCGGCAATCGGGTATCGAATGATAGTTTCCTGCGGGTTGGATACGTTCGTATCATCAATACCAATGGGTTCCTGTTCCTGATCGCGGACTCGTCCATCAATTATATCTCGGGCGTTCAGACGGCAGCGGGGTCGCCGCCGACCACCACATTCACCAACCAGAACGCTGATCCGGAAGTGGGAACGCCCTACCCGGCATCGGTCATCAAGGTCGGGCAGAACATCCAGCTCGCCAACTCGTTCGGAATCCATGAGATGAATGGCGCCAAGGCGGTAAAGATCAGCGATGATCTGGACGGGGTTTACGGCTCGGTTGCCAATTTCGGTGGCCAGCAATTGAGCGCGGCGCAGGCCACCATATTCAACAAGAAATGCCAATTGACGTTGGTTCAGATCGTGGACCCGATCAGCGGCTCGACCGCGAACAAGATTTTCATGCGCTACGGCAAGAAGTGGTTTGCCACAATGCAGGACGTGGCGCTGACCTTCATAGCCAGCCAGGAGATCAATTCGGTTTTCACCGCCTACGGGACGGACGGGACGCATATTTATCCGCTGTTCCAGCAGCCGAGCACAGCATTCAGTAAGGTCGTGCAATCGAAGCTGTGGGATACTCCTGTCGGGATCGAAACGACCAAGACCACTGGCCGTCTGTGGGGTATGGCGCGTTACTACAGCACACTCAGCCCGGCCTTGACGTTCAACATTGACAACGAGGACAGTGACGGGGCTACCTACATTCCCGGGAACGTCTATACCATCACGCCGGCCGGGCTCGGAACCAAGATTTTCGGGCCGCAGGCGGTGGGCCAGAAAGGCGCCTTGACCGGCATGACGATGACCACCCAGGCGGCGGATATGTCGCTCATTCAGTCTCTCATCAGCAGTCTCATCCACGATTTCAGGGGGTGATTCGTGCCTGACCTCTCATACGCGGAAATCCCCGAAAAAACGGACACGGCGGCCGATTGGGCGTCGTTTAGTTTCCCTCACATGGCACAGCACCGGGACTACATTCGGGTGATTTTTCAGAGATTTGGGGCGTCCTTGCCGGAGTACCCGCTGGACCCAATGGACCCCCAGAACATGGGACTTTGGCCATACCACCATCAAATCATGCATGATCAAATCAATGCAATCCTCGGAATTCCGGGCTATAACATCCAGGAGATCGACTTTTCGGACCGGGAAGCGCTTCAGGCGTGGAGCGACTTAAACCAGGACATGCACACCCGAACGTCAACCATATTGGGACTTTGAAATGACCGCAGCAGTTGCCGAGAAGATCGAAGCCGCCCCGCCGCGGACCATCACGTCGCGCCGGTTCATCCTGCCGGACTGGACCGACACGCAATCGTGGCTCCTGCCGCGCCTCAAGGTGAAGTTGCCGCACCTCCAGGACATCCAAATCCATGGCTGGATTCGCAGCATCACGGACGCCCAGGAATTCATGTTCATCCGCACCGAAAATGCCGTCGCGTGTGCCCAGATGACCAAGGACGTGATGTCATCGGCGCCGGAGGTGATCGAGCGGTTCGTGTTGGCGAAGGACCGGACCGAGCCGGGCCAAGTCGAGGAATGCCTGCACCTCTACGGCGATCTGGTCCGCTGGGCGCAGAACGTCGGTGCGCGGGACATGACGATCGAGCAGTTTACCGACGTGACCCACGAAGCTCTGGCGGGGCGGCTCGGCCGGACGTTCTCGCGGGAGACGGTTTTCGTGCGGGTGGCAGGAAAGAGGTAGGCCATGTCGTTTATCGATAGCGGGGGTGATTCGGGCATTTCCTTCGAAGGCTCGGGATTTCCGCGCGCCGGAAGTGCCGATGCGGCGGGGCTGAACAGTGGCGGCGGGCCGTTCAGCGGCCTGTCCAGCCTCCTGGGCGGCGCCAATCCCCTCGGGGTGGCGGCGGCCGGCGGCGGGCTTCTAGCCAACATCCTCCATGGCAACCAGACCGACCCGAACGAAACCGCCCTCCAGGGGCAGGCAGCGGGGCTGGCTGGTGAGGGTTCGGCCCTGACCACCCAAGGGCAAGGGCTCCAGTCCTACCTCACCCAGGGCACGCTCCCGCCCGCTCTGCAGGCCAAGGTCGAGGCCGATACCCAGGCTAATAAGGCGCGGGTGCTCCAGAATGCCGCGGCAACCGGATCATCTGCCAACCCGGCCCAGAACAGCGCCTTGACCCAGGACTTGGCCGCTGCGGACCGGTCCGGGACCATCGAGGCGGGGGATTACCAGATGAAACTGGAGCAAGCCGGCCAGCAGATGATCAGCCAGGGGCTCCAGGCGACTGGACTGTCCAGTCAGCTTTACGAATCGCTGTACAAGTACGATCAGCAGCAGAACAGCGATTTAATGGCATCCATAGGAAATTTCGCCAAGGCCTTAGCGCCAATCGCCATCGCGGCGGTGTGACATGGCCGAACCGGAAACCGTAGATGCCACCGACTTGCCGCCCATCAAGGCTGGGGCTGGCGGCCTTGGCATCGGCGGGCAGGAGTCGTTCCCGGCGCCCGGCACGGATATTCCGGGCGGCAGTCTCAGCGATATCGTCGGCAAGTCGTCGGCACTCACCGGCCCGACCGGCACCCTGACCAACCTCGCCCGCGATCGGGCATCCGCCATGGACCGCGCCGATACCCAGATGGAGGGGCGGTTGGAGCGCGACCGGGCGGAACGGGAGCGGGCCTATCGACAGGAGGCGGCCGGACCCGATTCGCTGCCGCCGAAATGGGATGCAGACGCCGAACGGGCCAAGCGCATCCGTGGTCCGATCGAGCAGTTTGGCAGTGTCGGCGTCATCTTCGCTCTAGCGGCGTCCGCCTTCACGAAACAGCCGATGACCACGGCGCTCAATGCCGCAGCCGGCGCCATGCAGGCGATCAAGGCTGGCGACGAGGAAAACTACAAGTCGGCCTATACGGCGTGGAAGGACAACACCGAGCTGGCCCTGAAGCGCTTCCAGATGGAACGCGAACTGTTCGAGGACGCCAACAAGCTGGCGACCACAGACATCAACGACTGGCGCACTCGTCAGGCTGCTATTGCTGGCCGGTTCGACAACAAGAAGATCGTCGCCATGCTGGACGCCGGCATGGATAAGGAGGTGATCGACATTCAGAACGCGCAGATCAAGGGCGCCCTGGAAATGTCGAAGGCTCGCGATGAGATGGAAACTCTGAATAACAGGTTTCTGCTGGTCTCCGAGGACAAGAAGCAGTTCATGGAGGAAACCGGGATCAAAAACCCTGCGGACCCGCGCGTGATCCTGCACTCGCTCCAGTTCCAGAACGAGACATTTGGTGTTCCGAAGAACGAACAAGAGCGCCTGATGAAAGACGCTCGCGAGCAGTATCGTACCGAGAACGGCGGCCAGCCGATGCCGACCGATCTTGCCATTAAGACGTGGCGGGATATTCAAACTTCGTCCAAGGCGTTGACGCCGGATCAGGACTTTCTTCGCAGGTTTGACGAAGAAAATCCCAACGCCACGTCCGAAGAACGAACCAAGGCATACGGTGAATGGAAGCAGGGTCAGAAAGACAACGCTCGCACCGAGGAAATCAACCGGCACAACAAGGCGCTGGAGGATATCGCGGCCGGTCGGCTTGCCGGAGGCGCAACCAAAGAGCAGGAGACTGAACGCCACAACAAGGCGATGGAGGCGATTGCAGCCGGGAAGGCAGCCGGCGCTCCGGGCAAGGGTCCGGAGGCGGTAAACGCCATTGCGGATGGTATCAAGAGCGGCAATCAGCCGCCCGTTCTGACCGGACTGTACGGCATGTCCGGACCGGTTCGGGCAAAACTGCAAGAGGACGGCTTCGATCTATCCAAAGCGCAGATCGAATGGCAGAGGGCGCAGAAGCAAGTTGCGACCCTAAATGGTCCGCAGATGACGCGGTTTGTCGGATTGGCTTCGAGCGTGCAAAACACCATCGACGAAGTGAACGGTCTTGCCAAGGAAATGGACCTTGGCGGCATTCCGGCGAAGAACGCATTTGAGCTGAAAGCCTTCATGAACGTCGAAGGAAATTCCAAGAATGGTCAGCTCGCCGCCAGATACATCGCGGCGGTGAACACGCTCAAGGAAGAATTCGCCAACCTTGCGAACGGCGGCTACGCCCCGACCGAGCCGGCGTGGGCGCTGGCGAATCAGCAGATCGATGGTAATTTCGGAGTGAAGCAACTAGGCGCCTCGCTCGGGGAAATCCGTCGCCTGATCAACTACCGAATTCAGGGCGTCCCGGGTCTATCAACTCTTGGGGCTGGTGCGGCCAACCGCTATACGGGGGCGGATGGAAAGTCTGGGTTGCCCGAAAAGCCGGACATGTCCGACAAGCCAAAGACCGTCATTCAGAACGGTCACACCTACGATCTGCAGCCTGACGGGACGTACAAATAATGGCCGACAAGCCCGAATTCGACCCGTCGCATCCGTATACGCCAGCCGAAGGCGACAAGCCGCCGTTTGACCCATCCAAGACGTTCACGACGGAATTCCCGCCGTCCGATCCATCCCCGGCCGAGGAATTCTTGCACGGCTTCACCTCCAGCGGTCGCGGCATTGCGCAGATAATCGGCAAGGCAGTTCCCGGCGGCGCCGCGGAGGCAAAGACGGAAGGCGAGGTCAAGAAGGGCACGAAGATCGGCACGTCCGAGCCGAGCGACCTATCTCCGGCCGGCGTGCTCGGCAACATTGCGGACCCGATGAACTACGTGGGGGCTGGAGCACTCGGAAAGTTCACGAAACTGGGGCCGATGGCCAAGTCGATCGTCACCGGGGGGCTGGCTGGAGCGATGCAGCCGGTCGAAGGCGATGAGGATTACGGTTCCGGCAAGGCTCGCCAGATCGAGGAAGGAATGGCGCTCGGCTACGGCTTCAGCGTGGCCGGCAAGGCGGCATCGAAGGGGCTGGAATCGTTTGGCGACTACTTGGCCCGCAATCATCCCGACGTGATTGGGGATCGCGCAGTTCAGACTGTGCTCCGGCGCATTCAGCAGGACGCCAAGTCGGGAGGTCCGTCCGCCAAGGATGCGTTGGATTTGGTGACGGCCGCGAACGCTGCGGGCAAGCCGATGACTTTGGCGGACGTGGGCGGAAAGAACGTCCGCAGGCTAGCCGGGAACGTGTACCGGCAGGGCGGCGAGTCAGCCAACATTGCAGAGGGGTTTTTGACCAAGCGCGACGAAGGGGCGGCGCAACGTCTATCACAGGATATTTCTAGGTACGTGTCCGGCGGCCCGACGATGCATCAGGCCACCGAGTCGCTGTTGCAGGCCAGAAGCGCCGCAGCTCGGCCTCTCTATAGCGAGACCGACAAGTTGCAGGGTATCTGGAGCCCTCGTCTTGCCCAATTCCTGGATGACCCGGACATCAAGGCGGCCATGGCGCGAGGCTACAAGATCGAGCGGCTGACTTCGCTCGCCGAAAATCGCGCATTCAACCCTACTATGATGGGCGTGGACGTTGACGCAGAGGGAAACATAAAACTTCTCAAGACTCCGAACATGCGTGTTCTCGACATGGCGAAGCAGGGTCTTGACGCTCAGATTGCCGACCAGCGGGACCCGATCACCGGCCGACTGTCCAGCATGGGCGTGGCGCTCGATAAGGCACGGCGTGCCTACGTGTCGGAACTCGATGCGCTGGATAAGTCAGGGGTCTACAAGAAAGCCCGCGAGGCATGGGGTGGATATTCGGCCAGTCTGGATGCGTTGCGGCAGGGCCGATCGGTATTTGCCAACTCTCCGGAGGAAAACGCCGCGGCGGTGGCGAAGCTCTCCCTAGGAGACCGCGAATTCCACAACATGGGCGTGGCTGACACCATCAAGGAAAAACTCGCCAAGACCGGGCTGAATTCCGACGAGGCCAAGTCGATCATCAAAAACCAGTGGATGCGGGATCAGCTGCGACCGTCATTTCGGACGCAGGCCGATTTCGATGCGTTCGTGGATTCGGTTGCGGCCGAAAGCAAGATGTTCAAGACCAAATTTGACACCATGGGGGGGTCGCAGTCGGCGGAGAGGCTGGCGGAGGATGGGACGGCCGGCAAAGACCTTGTGGCCGGCGCGGGCATCGCAGGAAAAGTCATGCGCGGTAGCTACCTGTCGGCGGTGGCAGACTTCTGGCGGCTTCATCGCGATCTCGGTTTGCGGCCGGACCCGAAGATGGCGGAGGCTATCGCCAAAATTCTGTTTTCCCCCAACGCCCCCGAGACCGCGGTAGCCAAGAAGCTGCTAGCGACCGAGGGCGACCGAGACGAATCACTCATGCGCAGCCTATCCCGTCCGCCGATGGAGCAAAACACGCTAGCTCCTGCCGCCCGCGCGGTCCATGATGCGGCTCCCTACGCTGCCGCAGCATCCGGACAGTTCGCTCAATGACCGCCAAGCAGGATTTTCTCGACAACATTTACAAGTTGGCCAGCCAGGTTGCCGAGGAAGCGCAACAAGAAGATACAAAATTCGACCAAAGAGTGGAAGCCCTGAAAGCCCTCAATCCGTACTATGCGGCCATCGTGAAGGCGAAGGGCAAGGACGACGAGTCCGACGCCCCCGGCGAAAACTTCGGCAAGTGGCGAGACCGCTTGAGCCTTGTGGAGACCGAACCAGATGGCGGAAGTGAAGGGGTTCAAGCTGGAGGCGGTTCCAGACGAGGATGAGCGGCCGGAGCCGTCCCGCCTCGAAGGCCAAGCCGCCGACGCCCTGCTTCTCGCCCTGAAAGCCCTGTCTCAGCGCGCCTTGGTCGCCGCCGCAGCGTTGTTTTCCCTTTTGACCGTGGCCGCCGTGTTCTGGTTGGCCCTGACGATTTCCGCCAACCCGTCCATCTACCAGATCGCCACGCTCGGCATCTTCTCAGCCTTCGTGATTTGCGTGAACATCATCGTTCGGCGGCGGTGATATGGGCGCAATCGTCCAGGCGGGAAATGTTACGCCGGGACACGCCGTAATCTGGACGGCGGATGGAATCGCGCAAGACGGCGGCCCTTTTCCATCCGGACAGCGCGTCATCGCATCACTTCGCGGCGCCAACTTCAACACCACAAACGATCAGCCGATCATCATTCCGCAGCGGTTTGTCGCCTTCCAACTAACTTCGATTATAGTTACAAACGCAACCGTCAGCCTCACCACGGCAGCGGGCGGCTTCTATCCAGCCGCAGCGAAGGGCGGGACGCCGATCGTGTCGGCAGCGCAGACCTATTCCGCGCTCACCACGGCGAACTCGCTCATGACCGCAACGCTGGCATCGTTCGGGGCTAACACGCGGTTTTCATCGGCGAATCTCGCGACGTTGAACGGGCTGTTGGCGCTTTATCTGAGCTTGACCACGGCCCAAGGTGTCGCGGCTACGGCAGATTGTTTTGTCTGCGGAATCGATTTGTCATGACCCTATCTGGTATTTTTCCCGACCAAGTGCGGTGCCAGAATGTGCTTCCAAATGAGCGCGCGCCTTATCATGCTGGCGTGAGACTTTCCGATGTTGAACTTCTGGCATACATCAAGGAGCGGACCCCTGGAGTTGAAAATTTCAATAACCTGTTCTTCGGTAAGTCTGGCGCTGTGGTGGTCCTCTCCCATCGGTCTCAATTCGGGGCATCGAACCAAGATATTGTCTATGCCGCGCTGAACAGGCGGCGGACTGTTTCGTCCTTTTCTGACGCAATCATGAGAATTGTCTTTGTGCGTTCCCAAAAACAAATGGCTTGGGTTTACGCACGGAGGGTTGTCGCACTTGTGAAGCACGTTAAGGCCATCGGTTATGGGGCCTCGAAAATGCTGAAACGAGTACCGGTGCGCCAGCACGTTCCGCTTGGTCGGAAGGCCAAGGACGCCGTATCCGGCCTTATTTCTTGGGCTACCCCATTCCCAGCATGGCCCCTCTCCTGTCTGCTCAAAGTGAGACAGAAATTTGCATTTCAGGCCGCAAAACTTTGCCGCACTAGCCATGCTTTGAAAGATTGTCCCGCAGACTTCGCATCCTCTTTTCATCTATGCCTCCATGATTGGAGAGTAATATGACGAATGCTGTACGGTCCGTCAAGTCGATTATTGCGGCGTGCTTTGTTTTCGCCGCTGGTCCGGCTCTAGCCCAAAACCCTCCGGTCATTCAGGGGGGGCAAGTAACGCCGGGGCATATTTCTACGTGGATCACGAATGGCATCATCGGCGACGGCGGCGTGCCAGGCGGCCCCATCTTCACCGGCAGCACGACCGTTAACGACTTCGCCTGCGTCGGCATGAGCGGGACCATCATCGACTGCGGGCTGTCGGCAACATCCACCAATAACTGGCCCGCGCAACAGAATTTCAATGGAGGTGCGACGGCACCGACGCGGCCCCCTGGTGACAATACCACCAACGTGGCGACAACAGCGTTTGTCGGCAATGCCATTGGTCATGCAACGACGATAACCCCGGCCGACTATGGTGCGAAATGTGACGGAACCACCGACGACACGGCCGGGTTTGTGGCCCTCGCTTTGGCGGCCAGCGCGGCAGGAGTGGTTGACATTGAATTTCCAGCAAACGCCACCTGTGTAATTTGGCCGACGAACGCCTCAGTCATTGCCACCCCGTTACTCATGAATCTCGTCAACGTAACAGGCGTAATGAATTTCAACGGGGCGAAATTGCACGCTCTGTACCTTGGGGCGAACACCAGTAATCCGATTATATTGAACAACTCGCCCGGATTCACAATCAATAACTACAATTTCTTGTGGGATGCCGGGAAGCCGGCACCTGGGGCGCTTGGCGTCAACCACATTACGATCACCAACGGCTCGCACGGCATCAGGCTCAACAATATGCAGCCGAATGGCGGCGCCATCGGCATTCAGTTTTCCCGGGCTGCAGGATCGGCGGTGCCGCGCAGTTATGACCTCGCCTTTACTGAGGTAGCCACCAACGTCTACTATCCGATTAGTGCGCAATTTGACGGCGACGATGTGCGCGGAACCGTAATTTCGATCAATGCCGGCCGACCGTTCTTCATCTACAACGTGAAGGATTGGGACCTCACGGCGATCCCGACCAACCAGAGTAGCCAAGGACTCGTGGCAGTCTACGCCACTTCGGCCGCGGACACCTCTGTCACTACCGGCATTAAACTCCGCGTTATCAACACCGCATCTACGTCGTGCGGCTCCCTCGACCCATATGGTATTATCTGGGAGCAGTACGCGGCGACCAACACGTCAACCCAAGCTGGGCACATTGATGCCAATATCTCCTATGATATAGATCAATCAAACTGCACTGGAGGCGGTGGAAACTACAACAGCATGGTTTTCATGCAGAGCTACGCATGGACCGGCGGCGTTGGCGGCCATGAAATCCTTGGAGATGCTGGGCACACTGGGAATATCGTTATCAGGGACAACCGAATCGTTGGCACCTTGCAGAGTGATCTTGCTGACCTTTTGACCCCGGCAAACGGATGGGGAAATACGGCGAAGGTCGATGTCGCGCTGCGAGATACGATTGCACAGAACGTAGCTGTCCCTCTCAACCTAGGCGGCAATACGCTTTCGCACATCAGTGTAGAAAATCTAACAGCGCCCAGTTCAGTTCCGACAATTACCGGGACCGTGCCGGGTTCGGTCGTTCTCAGCAACGCTCTTTTTTCTGGGGTATCTAAGCAGGTTTCGTCGCCCAGCGGGTTTTCAGGAGTGACCCCTGGAAATACGATTGCCGCCTTTCTCTATCGCGGCGGTGAGTTGGTTTGGTTCGATAATAACGATCTCAACACGATGGGTATGTACACTGATGCGTCGAATTTTTACATCGTCAACGGCACAACCAAGCCGACGCGACTTTACTGCAATAGCACCAATTGCTGGAACTGGCTTAGCACCGGGGAATATCAGCCGCAGACCGACAACACTTTCGCAATTGGTGACGGCTCGCACAGGGTGTCTAACGTTTTTGCCAACGTTGTCACTCCTAGTACTCCAATCGTAGTCTCCGGTGGTGGGACTGGAGACAGCGGCACGGCGTGGACAACGTTTGTACCGGCGCTGAGCTGCGGCACGGCGACCTTCACCGTCAATTCCGCGCGCTTCAAGACGCTGGGTAAAACGGTATGGTTAAGCCTCGACGCCGCAGTTTCGGCGATAGGAACCTGCACCACCGGACCAATAAATGTTGCAATTCCAGCAGCAGCCCAAAGCGGCGCCGGAATGGCCGGCAGGGAGGCCGCTATTACCGGGATTCCGGTAGGCTGCAGTATCGCGCCGTCCACCAGTACCGCACTTTGCGTCTTGGCAAATTTGGGATCGCTGTCGAATGGTTCACGCTTGGAAATTTCCGGCGTTTACGAGAGCCAATAGGAAGCAAAAATGAAAATTATTCAATCCGCCAGCGCGGGGCGAGCAGGAACCGCCAAAATGACCAAACTCATCGACACCAACCACGATGTTACACACCGATACATTCAGCCGCTACGTAGAGGAAATGAAATGCGCTTATCCATTTTTGCCGCCATTCTTCTCTCCTCACCCGCGCTGGCCCAACAGCCTCAGCCGCAGTCGCAGGCTCCCATCCCGGTCGAGCAGCGCATCGCCTCGCAGCTCGGGAATCTCATCATTCAGGTGACCACTCAGTCCATCCAGATCGAGCAGCTTCAGGCCGCATTGGCCGCGTCCCAGGCCCGCGTGAAGGAACTTGAGGCCAAGCAGGAGCCACCCAAATGACCCGCGCGTTGCTATTCCTCATCGGGCTGTTCGCCATCAGTCTCGGCGGATCACCAGCTCAGGCCCAGAACGTCAACCTGAATTGCTGGAATCCGAACGCCACGTCCGGGCTCAATCAGTGGCTTCCGTGCAACTCGACTACTCCGCTGGTAGTCAGCGCGTCGGTCTCCGCCTCGATTACCGGGTTCCCGACAACCCAGACCACCGGCACTCCGATTTCCGTCACGACCGGCGGCGTCACTGGCACGTTGCCTGCGGGGGCGGTCGTGGTCGCCTCCAACGTCGGAGCAACCAACGGAGCATATTGCAAGCTTGGTGCGTCGGCTACGACCAGCGATCAGCTTATTCCGCCGAATAGCTGGTTCGCGTTTACGGTTGGCGCGGCAACGCAGCTCACCTGCATAACCTCAACATCGACCACGACTGTCAACATGGTTGGCGGCTCTGGCTTGCCAACAGGATCGGGGGGTGGAGGCGGATCGGGCGGTGGAGGCGGTGCCATAACGGCGGCATCCGGGTCATACGCTTCCGGCGCTCTTTCTTCTGGCTCCGTTGCCTCTGGCGCTTTTGCGGCGGGGTCTTTAGCGGCAGGCGCTGGCGTGGACGGGTGGAATCTCACCGAAGGTTTGACCACCGACGCATCTCCGGCGGCCGGTGCCACCGGAACGATGTCGGCCAAGCTGCGGCTGATGACGACGCAACTCGCCACGATAAACACGACGCTGGGCACACCGTTCCAAGCCGGAGGTTCGATCGGCAATACTACCTTTGCGTCGACACAGTCTGGTGCTTGGACTGTTAACCCAACCACCGCGGCTACTTGGGGTCTTGCAGGAACTGGCCAAAACGTTACCGTGCCAACCAACGGCATGGTTGTTATGGGACAGTTTACGACCACCCCGACGACGCTATCGACTACTAATGTTTCCCCGCTTCAGATGGACAATGCCGGCAACCTGCTGGTCAACATCAAGGCGGGCGCCGGCTCGGGCGGGACTGCGATAGCCGACAACGCGGCTTTCACGCTTGGCACCACCAACGAGACGCCGATCGGCTGCTACAATGGATCGGCAACCACGACCGCTGCCCACGTTGGTATAGTGTCTTGCACGGCGGGTGGGTCTGTCCACACGACCGTTGATAATGCGAATGCCAATGGATCGGCTACCAGCGCGAACTCATCTCCCGTAGTCATTGCGAGCGACCAAGCAGCGGTGGCGGTGAAGGCTGCATCCGGGGCATATGCCTCCGGATCGTTCGCTTCGGGTGCTCTGGCCTCTGGATCCATCGCAAGCGGCGCCGCCGTGAGCGGCGCGTTTGTGGCCGGCTCCATCGCTGACTTGGCGCATGGTCAAGGCACCATGGCAGCCTCCGTGCCAGTCGCCATCGCTAGCAACCAAAGCACTCTGCCCTCAAACACCGCTCAGGTTAACGGCGTAACTGTGTTAACCGGAACCGGCGCAACCGGAACCGGCGCACAGCGGGTTACAGTCTCTACTGATCAGGCAACCAATGCCGGGGCGGCGCTAGTCAAGGGCGGCGTCGGCGTGGTTAACGGTGGCAGTCGTTATCAAGCTGTAGCCGCTTCGCAAACTGCCACAGTTCTGCAATCCTCGACCGGAGCGGCGGGAGACTACCTCTCGCATTGCGTAATTTATCCTGCATCGACTTCTCCAGGAGTGGTGACGGTATTTGACGGATCAAATACCGCTGCCAATTCAGCCATTTTATTTGCTGGTGGTGCGACAAGCACTTCTAATTTGACTCCAATCTCTGTCCCTGTTGGCGCGATTAGCCGCAACGGATCGTGGCAGGTGACCACTGGGACGAACGTCTCGGTCGTGTGCTATGGGTCATTCTCCTGATGCGCCGGATAATTTCCGATCTATGCTTAGTTGCGGCGCTACTGCTTGGGATAGTTTTCACTGCCCAGGCGCAGTTTAACAGCTTTCCTCCTGGGACCTTTACCAGCAGATCGGCTCTTGACGCTGCTGGCGGGGGCGGCGGTAACACTGTCACGTTTGATGCGAAAGTGTCTGCTCTCGCGACGGCAAATAGCACAACTGTCACCAACAACAATCTTACGATTGGAGCACTTAATAGCACTGTATTGGTTGGTGTTGTAGGATTTAATGATATCGTTGTGCCCGCTAGCGTAGCCATGACATGGAACGGAGTTTCCATGACGCAGGTAGCGTCTGGGTTTTCTGCTTCAGCTTATTCAACGGTGATTTTTTGTTTGGTGGCTCCGGCGACGGGGAACCACGCGCTGGTCGCGTCGTGGACTGGGACGTTTCAGGCGTATCTAGACGGGCTGTCGTTTACCAACGTAAATCAAACTGGCGGAACGACAAGCTGCCCTAACGGCACGTCAAATACAGGCTCGGCAGTTACGACATCTACTGTGACGGTGACAAGCCAAACGAACAATAAGGTAGTGGCTGCGCACCAGCAAAACGCTGGAAATTGGGGAGCGATTAACGGAACGACGATAAGTTCGTCAACGGCGTTGAGCAATAACTACGCATCAAACTATAACGTTGGCGCTGCGACTGTGAATATGACAGCAGCATACGCTGCATCCGGCACCTTTCTCGCTGTCGGCACAGACATATTGCACAATTAAAATCATGCACAAAGTTATCGCGATTGGTTTTGTTATTCTGTCGTGGTGCTCGTTCGCCACGGCTCAATTCGCCATATTTCAAGTCAACGGGACTGGAGTTGATCCAGGCTGGATTGTATTTACTCCATCAATCGGCAGCGGTAGTTGTACGCCAGCCGGATCGGGAACCTATACCGGCACTTGCATCATTTATGTCTCAAAGAGCGGAAACGACTCGAATACGTGCATTGCTGTTCCACCGGTCAATAATTCATTCGCTACTCCATGTCTTACTGTTAGTCACGGACTATCGCTTATCCGCGCCGGAAAGCCGGATTGGGTTTTGTTCAAAAAAGGTGACGTGTGGTCTGGTGAACAGTTTCAAAATCCAGTTAATCCGTCTGGAAGATCAGCGAGCGAACCTATTCTAATATCCAGCTATGGCCCAGGAACCACTCGACCGCAATTTAAGAGCGGTGCAAGTTCTGCGGTTTCGTTTTCTGGCGGCGGCGCTATGAACTTTTGGGCGTGGGATGGACTTGATCTTTACGCCAGCACTCGCGATCCGAACTCACCGGATTTTACCGGGCCTACAGGGGACATTGGATTTTTCTGGCTCGTCGATTGCGACGGTCTTGTGATGCAAAACATGCTGATAAGATATTACACCACCAACGCTTCAATAGGTGGTGTTGGTTTTGCGAAGCTTACGAACATGCGAATTAACCGCAACGTTATTGTGGACTCTTACAATGAATCGGGGCACTCTGAAGGTCTGATTATGGACAACCACTTCAATACTTCGATTACGGAAAATCTATTTGACCACAATGGATGGAATGAGAATACGACGCTATTCAATGCTGGGGCTGATGCGACGGTGTTTAATCAGAACGTCTATGTTCAAGTAATCGAGACGGCTCCAGATAACCCGGCGCAGACATCGACACCTACCACTTTTAGCGGAAATATCTCCGCTAATGCCTCTGCTGCTGGTTTGCAATTGCGCACGGGCGGGACGGTCTTTGATAACCTGTTCGTCCACAATCCGATCGCTTTCGATGTTCGAATGAACGGTAGCACAGTTACCAACAATGTAGTTACGGAAGGTTACAACATTCAGCAGAATGCTGGGAATGGCGGTCCACAGGGGCGTGGATGGGGTGTCGTGGCGTCTCACACGATTGGAACACACACTATTCAAAACAACGTATTCGCACATGCCATCAGCACTGATGCTGGAAGAAATGCTATAAGTTTCGATACCGCAACTGGTTCTCTTACAAACGCTAATCCAACAGTAGCCACTATAGTTAGCGACAATATCGGTCAGACCAACATGCAAATGCTACTCAAGACGGCTGGTGGTGGCTTGGCAGCGTGGTCGAAGTATTACGCAGTTTCAATTGTTCTTGCTGGTGGCCCGGGAAATGGCGCGACAGGAACGTTGCAGCTTTCGACGACGCCAAGCGGATCAGGGGTGGCTTCTTCGGCAGCATTTTCATCCGATCTTGTTCCGACACCGGTCACTGCGTCGAGCAATGTCATTTTCCAATGGAAGACTGGCACTGGTATGGCCGGTAACGTGCTGGACGACGGCAGCGACGGCAACGGCAACACAATGTCACCCAACGACATTGATAGCTCTGGGCCGCACATCGGCACCTTTCCATATCCAGATTCGACCCGCAGCGTCGGCAGCTACGCCGGTACGCTTGGATTAACTGCAACTCTAACAGGGTTTCTCTCCGCGGCTAGATTACAAAGCAAGGACAACTGGAATCCGGCGTTAATGGCTCATGCGGCTAACAATTATATCCGAGCTGGTTTTGGCTTTTGACGACAACACGCCGATGTGGCTTAACGAGGTAGGATGAAATGACCAGTCGATGTATTGATACGAATCATAACGTCACGAATCACCTCTCGGCGCTCAAGGCGGCGGGCATCGAAACCATCATCCGATATGACAACCGCCTCAATCCGGCCGGCGAGAAACAGATCAAGCCGGCAGAGGCGCGCGCCATCGCGGCGGCGGGCATGCGGCTCGGGATCGTGTACGAGGGCGCTGGCGACCAGTCCGGGCAGTTTTCGGACGCTATCGGGTATCTGGACGCCAAGTACGCTCGTGACCAAGCCGGCAAGCGCGGCCAGCCGGACGGGAGTGCGGAGTTTTTCGCGGTCGATTTCGACGCCAACGCGCTCCAGATCAGGCTCAATGTCATCCCATATTTCCAAGGCGTACGGCGTGCCTTTGCGGAGGACAATGGGCTGCCGAAGCTGCGAGTCGGGGTGTATGGCTCGGGTCTGTCCTGCCGGTCGGTCGCCGAGGCAGGGCTGGCGGAGCTGGCGTGGGTCTCCTGCTCGACCGGATGGACCGAATCGCACGTTTTTCTGGCGTCCGGAAAATGGAACCTCCGCCAGCATGTGCCCCAGATCATCTCCGGACTGGATACCGATCCGAATGACATCAACCCGGACCGGTCTGACATCGGGGATTTCGTTCCATTCGGCGGGGTTGCGGTGGCGTCTGATGGGCCTGCCGCCACGCCCCCCTCCGTGGCGCCGCCGACTCCGAAACCCCCGCCAGCGTCCACCGCCATGATCGGCAACCACACCTCCTGGGTCCAGGCAGCTCTCAATGCCCTGGACGGGGCGGGCTTGGAGGTCGACGGGGTGGACGGACCAGCAACCCAAGCGGCCGTGAAGGAGTTCCAGGCGGCCCACGGGCTCCTCCAGGACGGCAAGGCCGGGCCGCTGACCGAAGCGGCGATGGACACGGCCCTGAAGGCGAGAGCGGCATGACCACATATCGCGGAATGAACCGTATTACGGGCTTAGAGGACGGAATGTGGTATTATGATCGGGAAACCGGAAAGGAAATTCATCCCATGGACGCTGCGACCACTCCCGCCGCCATCGCCGGACCGCCGACCTTGCCACCATCGACGCTGAACTCGGTGGCAACGATGCTGGCCACGAAAGGGCTGGCTATTCTAGGCACCTTTCTTGTTACCCACGGCCTGATGACGGGCAGCAATACCGAGGCTCTGATCTCGCTCGCCCCGTTTCTGGTCAGCTTGGCGTGGTCGGGATATCGCGAATACGTCCGGCCGATCCTTATCGCTCAACTGGAAGTCCTCAAGGCCAAGTCTCTGGCCCAGGCCGCGGCCCTCAAGGCCGCCAATCTGCCGAAGGTGACCGTCGCCCAGATTGCCGCCCAGAGCCCCACAATGGAGACGACTGATGTGGTGAGGGCGATTGCCACCCTGCCGCCGGAGATCAAGGCCACCGTCGCAGTAGCCTAGCCAAATCAATGATTCCGGAAATTATACAACGAGAATCGGAATGGGGATGCCCGAGGAAGATATAGGCCGAAGCCTTGGAAAGCTGGAGGGCGCTCTGAGGGGATTTCAGGAGAATTGGGCCGAGCAGGATCGGCGGGCGGCAGAAGGCCGCCGCATTCTCTACGGTAAGTTTGAGGAGTTGCAGACGGGGTTCATCGGGATCACACATCAGGTAGCTGGCGTCGTGCGTGACGTTGCTGAGATGAAGCCCGCTGTCACCGATTGGGTCCGCACGAAAGACAAGGCGATCGGAGCAACAACGGCAGCCAGTATTCTGGGAAAAATGTCCTACCTCGTGGCCGGATCAGTCATTGCTTTGGCGGTCTGGCTGGTGGACCATTTTGTGGTTAAGTGAATCAGAATGTATGCGACTGTTGCTCCCGGGCAACACATATTTCATCTCGTCGTGCTATCTCTGGCGAACCACCAACGGGGAGAATTTCCATGAAGCGATTGCTCGCGTTGCTTGCCGCCACCGCGCTCTGCGGTCCCGCCGTTGCGGCCGACATGCCGGTCAAGGCCGCCCCCAAAAGCATTTTTGCCTATCCGTCCACGCAAGGGTTCTATTTCGGCATTGGAACCATGGGCGGCGGCGGCAAGGTCTCTGGCGATGTGCCGGGGGTCAATTCCAACAGCCTGATCTCGAACGAAATCGGCGCGGCGTTCATTCTCGGCTACGTCTGGAATGTTCCGAACTCCGCCTATTTCGCAGCGGCCGAAGGATGGTTCGGCGTGACCAACTTCAATGGATCAGCGCAGGGATTCAGCCTCAGCGGCCCAGCTACATTCACTCAGCGCGTCATGGTCGGCGCGCCGCTCAATGACATTGCGGCGCTGTTCCCGACGTGGAACCTGCAAGTGCCGCCGTTCCCGACGCTGCCGGGCGGGCAGACGGCGAGCAACATCAAGCCCTACTTGTTCGGATCTCTTACCGAAGAGGACATTACCCTCGACATCTCCGGGTCCGGATCGAACAAAGATTGGCGGTTTTCTCCGGGCATCGGCATCGGCATGAAAGGCCAACTCACCAGCGGTTCCGTCATTGACGTATTTGCCATGACGAGCTTCCCGGAGAAGGGAATCTGCGTCGGCGCCGGACTTCCGCAAGGACAAGCGTGCGGCGCGGTAAGCACGACCTACAAAGCCGGCCTCGCGATCGATTGGTAGACCGATGATCACCCGAGAGAACGTCGAGCTATTCCAAGTCTCGTTCGGTCATTTCATCGAGAAAGTCCCGGAAGTGCTCCGGGACATGCTCGCCACTGTTGAGGCCAAAGAGGCGGTGGAGAGGGAAAACGCCGACCTGCGCCGCTGTCTTGACGCGATGAATGTGGCAAATCAGGACTTGCGGGACGATAAGGCAACGCTCGATAGGCGCGTTGGCGCGATACTTGCCGAAAATGCTAGGTTGGAACACGCCCTGTCCGCCATCGGACACGCCGTCAAGCAAGCGCAACCGGTGCAGGACGCGATTGCCTCATTGCAGAGCAATAGCCACAAGGTCATTGAGGGTCGCCAGAACTGATCCGCCGCGCGGATTGGGTAGGTGCGTGTCTCTCAAGAGCGCGCATAATCTCTGCGGCCATCTCCGTGTTGCTAAGACCCATAGGGTCAGAGTGCGGGCTGATGAAGCGGTAAGACTTGAGCAGGATTCCTCGCAATAGCTCGATCTCCGCATCTGCCAACGTTAGGGCAGGGCAGATCAATTTGCTGTAATCGCAACGCGGCCTCATCCGTCTTGTCTCCTATTGGCCCGCGGTGGGGGCGGGCGGTAGTGGCATCGGTCGCCAAAGAGTCGGGGCGGGTCAGTCGCCGCCTGCATCGCATTTGAGCACCGCCCAATCCATGCCGCATTGCAGGCTGCAAAAGTAGTTGTTGCCCTTGTAGCCGAAAACAGGGCCGACCATTTTCCAATATCGAGATTTGCCATAGTACCGACGCAATGGCGCGCCCGAGCAATTAGGCCCGAAGCACCTTCGCTTCGGGTTGCTGTCCGGCCCCTCGATCTTCGGCATTGTCAGTCTCCGTCTCGCAGGTTAGCCATGTGCTGGTCGGATATCGGCCGCTCGTTCCTTGTTTTGGCGGAGCGTTTGAAGTTTTGCCAATGCGTTGTTCATGCGGATGGTTGCGCTTTCCCACGCGGACTGAGCGTCAAAATAGGCAGCTTCCGCTCTCCTAATTTCATCTTCGCGCCAACCCATTTTCATTCTCCTGTCGTCTCGCACAGTAGGCGGCTGCGGGTCACTGATTATCGGGACCGGAACCGTGTTTCGGCACGAGCCGCCCGCGCTCGGGATCATCAACGCGCAGCCATTGACCGTCGCGAACCTCCCAAAGTTGCCCGGTTGATCCGTATTTTTGAGCGCCCTCAGCATATTCGCGAGCGGAAGCCCTCGGCGGCCAATCTGGCGTTTTAGTCATCTGTTCATCTCCATGAATGTATCGCAGCTTTGTTATGACCGCCTCACGCCCGAAAGCGTTTGGTAGTAGAATTGGTGCAGAAAGCCGATCGGCGCGGCCTGCATCTGCCAGAGCCAGAGGGCGCGACCCGACCGGCCGTTGCCGTCCGTGAACGGGTGTAGGGTCTCGTAATCGATGTGAGCCTGCCAAGGGTGGTATAGGTCGGCGCCCTCGTGGACGCGCCCCAGGAGCGTATCCAGCGCCGTCCTGATCTCGGGGGCGCCTCGCGGCGGAATGTGGTTCCCAACTCGCACGTCAAGGCCGTATGTATCGCGGAGACGATGGCCAGGCGCGAGGACGGAAACCAGGGCTTCAAGGTCCGGCGTGGTAGGAAACATCACATTGATGAACGCAATATGAGCGTCCATTTCCGCGCAGGTAGGGTCGCGCTCGATACCCTCGATCCGGTTGCTCTCGCGGATAAATTCTTCAAGGTTCCATTTCACTTCGATTGCCCTCCTGTGAGGCGGTCACTAGCTATGTGCTGGTCGGTCTAATCCTCAAGAATTGTCGGTATCAGGCGCCACTGGCGTTCGCCGGTCACTCTTTCCCAAAGCAATTCTAGTCGAATATCGTTGTCCGTGCCGCCCTTGGGGCGATGCCAGCGAAGCTCCCCGCACGGCCGCCAGAACATCCCCTCTAACTCGGTCCCCTCAAGATCAAGCGCCACGTCTACTCTCCACGTAGGCATTGAATTGGTCCTTGGTCATGACCCCGGAACCGCCGCACACTTGGCAGTCCGGGAAAATGTCCGGTTTTGGATCGTGCCCGTTCTTGGCGAGTTGCACCTTGATATAGCCGTGTCCAAGGCACGCCTCGCAGGCATATTCAGACTCGGATGTCCGCATTGGTGTCCTCCGTCTCGCAGGTTAGCCATGTGCTTGTCAGCCGAGCAACTTCTCGCCTTTGGCGTCCGGCACTTTCAGCCGGCTGGGATTCGCTTGGCGCCACGCCCGCAACCGGTCAATCATTCGATCCACGGCCGCCACCTGTTCGGGCTCTGCGCCTAGAGCCACACACTCGGCCCGGTAGGCCGGGAGGATGTTGGCGAATGCCGTATCCTTCGCGAGGAACACCACGTATTCATCGTCGAACACGATGCTGTCGTCTTTGACCTTGCGAATCTCGCCGTAAAATTTGGCATCGAGTTTCATGGGCTTGTCTCCTATGAGGCGGTCAGTAGGCGGCTGCGGGTCAGCAAACGCCTTGAACTTTCAGATCAGCCCATTCAGCCGCGCAGCGTATCGTGCAGAAGTGGCCGTTACCGTTGTAGCCGTAGCCGCCAAACTGAGCCCGCAGCCGTTTGTTGCAGCGGACGCATATCGGCCAGCCCTCTTCGTCGGTAGACGAAGAGAAGGCTACAAGAAGCTGTGGTCCGGTCGCTGGCATGATCGCCTCCGTATCGCAGCTTTGTTAGGTGCGGGTTGCTCGCCAAAAGTCGCGCATCTCGGCGCAAGCGCCTGAAACTTCGAGCCACGTATCGCGAGCCGCGCGCTGGATTCCCATGCAGAACTCGTAGACGAATAGGCCAACCAGCCAGATTGGGAATACGCCGAAGATCAATACCGTAATGATCTTACGGTGAAGCCCCGTCAAGTCGCGAAATCGCTTTACCGTTTCGATCTGCATCGTCGTTCCTCCGTCTCGCACATCATGCATCTTCGCGGCGGCCGTCCTCGACCACTTGCAGCAGCGTTCTGCCGTCAGATGTGATCGCGCTGGCTAGTAACTCGTCCCGGATAAATAGGTGCGTCACGGCAAGTGCCGCCCTCAACCGCTCGATCTCGGCGGCTGCCGCTTCAAGCTGCTCCTCCCAAACTTCCCGTTGCCCGAACCGGCCGGTACGGAGATGTTCGCGTATGTTGCGAAGTTGGGCACGGCGCTCACTGGTCATTTGCGTGTCTCGCTTTTCAGTTCGTCCAATTCATCAAGCGTCTTGAGAATATCCCGCATCAGTCCATTGCCGATGAACACGCTGCCGGCACTTCCACGGCAGTCCTGCGCCAGCATCACATACTTGAGCGAGTCCAGGCCGTGGAACGCGCGGCGGCATAGGCGCTCCAACTTGCGCAGCTTGATCGGTATGTTTGTCCCTTGCGGCATGGCCAGCAGCCTACTGAACTTCGCGTCGGAGTCCGGCCTCTAGCCGCTCCTTGAACGTGTGGTCGCAGCCTTCCTTGCCGCCGCAGATCGGGCACGCGCGCTCAACGCAGCAAGACGGCCGCCAATCCTGATCGTCCATCATCTTGGACCAAAGGGACTGGCATGGGTCGCATATCCAATCGCGCCCTATGTCCCTGCGCTCGCACGCCATCGTCATCCTCCTGTCTCGCAGCCGACCGAACTTCGCGTCACTTTCGACGCCGCTTTGGCCTCATTGCCTCGCGGATCTTGACCCGCAACTCGCGAATCCTGGTGATCGGCATCTTGTGCTTGCGCGCCAGGTACTTCTCGGACAGGTCCGTGCACCCTAGATCGTAGACGACCTGCCCGACTGTGGTGCGCCCGTAAAGAACTTCGCCCATCTCACCCTCCCTCGGCCGGTGTGGGGCGGGCGGGGCGCTCGTTAAACGCGGCCATCCCCGCCTTGTGGCAAGCCTCTTTGTCGCAGAAGATTTCCCCCGCTGGCGTCAGAACCCATCGTTTCGGCATATCGCGATCGCGCAAGCCGGTGTAGTTCATCACGCCGCAGTGGTCGCATATTTGAGCCCAGGCCATCATCCCCTCCGTATCGCAGAACTCTCGAGTGCGGGCCGGTTACCAATCCATGGCGCCAAGTTGTTCCGGCTGACGTATGCCGGCCCTAGCAAGCTCCGCAGCCTCAAGAGCCACTTTGGCAATTTCAGAGATCATCTGGTTCGATAGCTTGTTACGCAAAGTCTCGGGATACAGCGCCATCACACCCCCGCCGCTTGCTGGAATGCTTGAGATTGCCTTTTCAGCGGCATCTATTTCTTTCTGGGTCGGCATTTCGTTCATCTCCATTAACGAGTCGGTCTATTCCCGGCTGCGGGTCAGTTATCGCGGAGGGATTTCCTCAAACTTTTCCAGCCTGACGCTGCATCCGGTATCCTCAGCGAAGCCATGGTCCTCTAAAGCCGCGACCACGGCAGCGACCACCTCATCGCAGCCTGACTTCCCAGCAAAGCCCTCCCAGAACTAGTCTGAGCCCTCCTGGATCGTCACGCTGATGGTGTAGGTCTTGAGCAGACCTATGTCGGCAGAGCACCAATCAGGGTGAGCGTCATATTTCGTCGTCATTTTCCCTCCAAATCCGGCACGCACCCCTGCTGACTGCGGGTTAGACTTCCGAGAGAATATGAATGATGGTCACGCCGTTCGATCTTTCAAGCGCGATGCAGGCGTCGTCAGGAGCCTCATCAATTTCAACCTCCTGCTCCGGGCCCAGCCATTGCCGGCATCAGCGCGCGCAACTCGTCGCCCATCGCGTTCAGTATTGCCTTTTGCTCTTGGGTGCGCTGCTTGTAAAACGTCGTGAACTCCGCCTCGCCCTTCCGGGCCTCCGTGCGGGCATGGTCCTGCAGCGAAAGTCCAGCATCCCCCGCCGTGGGTTGGGGGGCGGGGGATGCTGTCGCCGCGGGTTCCTTGGTTGGCGGCGAAGCTGGTTTGCCGGCGGCCCAGACGGCCAGCGCGCGTCCTGTTGCCACGTCAATAGATTTGTCCTTCGGGAAGGCGTGCGAAAGATACCCAGGAAGCTTCATCGTCGCCCGCTCTCCAACGTGCTCAGACTGCCACACCGGAACGCCCATGGACTTCGGCGGAAGCATACAGTTGACCGTCATCTCGAACAGGAATTCCTCGCCAGCTATCGGCATGAAACCGAGTTCCACGATCTCTGTCTTGCCGTTGATCTTCATGGGCTTCGACTTCTCTCGGGCGCGGAAGCAGAAAATGAAATTGGCATTGAGTTGAAGCAGTCCACTGATTAGCATGCGACGGGCCGCCTTTGGCTTCTGCCACGCCAGCATCTTGACGCGCTCGCGCTTGGCCCAATCGTCGCCGCCGAGCCGGTCAACCTCCTTTTCCTGAAAGTCGATCATGCCGCCGGGACCATCATGTTCGTGCGACATGGAATCCACGATAACCGTCTTGGCTCCCTGCCCGACGCAATGGCGGATCGCAGCAAGATAGTCCAGAGAGCCGAACGGGGCACCAAATTCGATATGCTGGAATTTGTGTTCCTCGGCGTAGTGGGCCATGCGTCTGGACTCAGTGTCGATACCGTAAATCTCTCCGCCGACCACAGATTGAATGCCCGCTGCGATCAACAAAGCGCTTTTGGTCTTGCCGGACGATGATGGCCCCACGAGTCCGACCAGCAGAGGCACGCGCTCGCGGACGGCTAGCTTCGCCTCGAATGTTCTCTGCGGCTGGTTCAATTCATCCTCCCATCAGGTGATCAGCGGAGATGCGTCGTTCTTCGTGAGCGATCTCCCGCCCGAGCACCTTAGAGCCTTGATATCCAGGATAAGGTGGGCATCCGGAATCTACAGGGTACAGAGGCCAACGCTTTAGCGACAAGCACTCCCGCCAGATGTCAAACGCCATCGCGAGTTGCTTGCGGCCGTACACCATCCATTCTTCGGACAGCGGGAACGCATTAAGCGCGTAGGGTGCCTCATTCTCTTGGAACACGAAAATGTGCTGTCGGCGACCGGCATTATCCGGGTCGATGGTGTCGAGGATTAATTCGTGCATCGCCGCCTGTATTTCCACGCCGCTCGACTTCATCTTGGCGTCGATTGCGTGAGGCGCGCAGTTCATTCCGCCAGTCTTGTAGTCCGCAATGATCGTGTTGTCGTGGCTCAGCCAATCCACCATTGCCCTAATCCACACGCCGCCATACTGGCACGCAATAACAACCTCGCTCGCTCCGTTGGCCGAACCAAAAATATGGAGCAACCCGCGCTGGTCGAGTTGATCGGTCGCCCGATCAACCATCTCGTTGGCCCGTTCGCTGTGGTGCGGCAGAATTGGCACGCGCCCGGCATTCATTGCCTCGTTGCGAATCTCCTGCGCGTCCTTGGTGCGGAAATTGGCGAACTTCATCACCTCGACCTTTTTGCCGCGACCAAGCATGTAGGCGTGAGCAGCGTTCCCGATGGCGCGGTCTGCGTCATACCCATCTGCGTCCCCCGGCTCCCAATCCGGGTTTAGCTGCGGGGACTTGAGCCACGCATGGCGCGGTGACTTATCAAGAATCACCTTGGCAAGCGATTGCGTGAAGGACGGCGACGGGCATGGATCAGCAAAGTAAACAGCCTCATCCACCCCGAAATGAATTCCTGCGTTTAAGGTCAAATCAGCCTCCAGATAATTGCGAACGACCCGCCCAACACCAAAGCCGGCGACCACCACAGCAACACCAGCTTGAGCCAGTCGAAGTATAAGCGCGGCGTCTGCCTGATGCGCGGGACGGTCATCGGTCATACTCCTCATCGCGGCCGTCCCACACATCGGGCACTCGGCCGCCTGGATCGCCTCGCTTGCAGGCATCACAGAACCAATAGTCCGGGTTTTTCGGCTCCTGCCGCTCGTAGCTAATCCGGTGGCATTGCTCACACCGGCACGGGATGCGGCGCTCGCTCACTGCGCCGCCCCTTCCCGCTCAAGGCTGGCATCGTACTGCGCGTCAGACACACTGCGGCCGGCAATCCTGATCCGCGCCAACGCCGCATCGTCGCACGTCTGTTTGACAACCCGCAGCCGGGCCGCGATTTCCTTCCGGGCCTCCGTGAACCCCTTCCCGCAGTACGCGGCGATGATGTCGCAGGCCAAGTCCTCGGACCAGTCCGGATAGAAGCTGGGCAGGATGTGGGTTTCGGGCACCGGAAACTCCGCTTGTTGTGACGGACACTGATGTAAACCAACCTAGACAGCATGTCAACGCATCTTGACAAATTATTTTAGCACGTCTACATGCTCAATCATGGCAGCACCAAACGGACGCTTCGAAGTCAGGGATAACGGATTTGCGCTTGCTATCGAGGCGGCGGGATCGGTCCCCAACTTGGCAATCAAACTCGGCATTAACCGACAGGCTATCTACGGATGGACGAGAATTCCAGCCGAGCGCGTGCCTCAGATCGCCAAGATCACCGGACTGCCGCCAAGACTACTTCGACCGGACCTATACCGATGAAATCCCGAACGGCCGACGTGCCATTTTTCCCGCCGCTCAATCCGCGAATCAGCGCGGCGGAGTACCAAGCGGCGCTGGGGGCAAAGCCGAAACGCAAGCATAAGTACGGCGTGGCGCCCGTTGAACAACGCACCGTGGACGGCATCGTGTTCGACAGCGCGGCAGAGGCAAAACGCTACGGCCAATTGAAGCTTCTGGAAAAGGGCGGGTACATCCGGCGGCTGACACTCCAGCCCGTCTGGCGCTTCTGCATCGGAGAAAAGATGATATTCCGCTACATCGCCGATTTTAGTTATGTCGAGCCGGGACGCGGCACGGTCGTCGAAGATGTCAAAGGTGTGAAAACCCCTGTTTATAGGCTGAAAAAACGCCTAATCGAAGCGCAATTCGGCATCAAGATTACGGAAATTCTATAAATGCCGGAAATTTTTCTTGACGGTCGCGTAACGCTGCACTGCGGGGACGTGCTTTCCGTTCTGCGGACATTGCCGGCCGATCATTTCGATATTTGCGTGACCAGCCCGCCGTATTGGGGACTCCGAGATTACGGAACCTCCAGATGGGAGGGCGGTAATCTTCTTTGTGACCACCGCGAAAGCAGCGAATCGCGCACCGCAAAAAGTGTCCAGTCATCAACGCTTCAGGGCAGCAAGAGCGGGATTCACCGCTCGCATCAATTCAAAGCCGAATGCGGGCGTTGCGGAGCACTTCGGATTGATGCTCAGCTCGGCCTTGAGCCGACGCTTGGGGAGCATATCGCCATCATGGTCGAAGTGCTCAGAGAGGTCCGGCGCGTCCTGAAACCATCTGGCTCGCTTTGGCTGAATTACGGCGACTGCTACGCGACCAGCCCAAACGGACGATCGGCGGCGGATACGAAGACCGCTGGCAATGATGACCGGACATTTCGCGATAAGCCGTTTTCAACCATCGGGGCGATCTATGTCCCTGATGATAAGCGGGCTAATGGCCGGAATGTTGGGAAGAACAAGTACAGTAAAGACGAGACGGCAAACGGTCGTGTAGTTGCTGGCGGTTTTCTCAAGGCCAAAGACCTTTGCATGATCCCGAACCGCCTCGCCATCGCTCTGCAGGATGACGGCTGGTGGGTGCGCTCCGAAATTATCTGGGGCAAGCGCAACGGGATGCCTGATTCGTCGGGAAAATACAGGCCATCGACTGCACATGAAAAGGTGTTTCTGCTCACAAAGACGGCGAACAGCTTCTATGACGCTGATGCTGTTTCGATGCCCTGCAGCTCCAGCACGCACGCTCGCATTTCTCAAGACGTTGCCAACCAGGTCGGCAGTACGCGCGCTAACGGCGGCGCCAAGACCAACGGCAACATGAAGGCGGTGATCCGCAAAAGCTGGAAAGGCTCGAAATTCGACGGCGAGCGTGACAGGGAGCGACATCCCGACATAGGCCGAAACCGCGCCGTGCCCGGCAGCGGCAGCATGGATGCTGCGTTGGCGATCATGCCGGAAACCCGCTACCTCCGTAATTACGAGCCAGCTCCGCTCACCGTGTGGCCATTGGCCACGAATGCCTTTTCCGAGGCGCATTTTGCTACCTTCCCGCCCGAGCTTGTCGAGAGGTGCCTTAAGGCCGGTTGCCCGCCCGGTGGGCGCGTCTTGGATCCATTCGGCGGTTCTGGGACCACGGCCATGGTGGCCGCATCCTTGGGCCGTACAGCCACGCTGATTGAACTCAATCCGAAGTACTGCCGTCTTGCACGGGCTCGGATCGAAGCCGAGTTCATGGGCGACCACGAGGGACGCCGGCATATGGTCAAGCAGCTCGGCAAAGAGGTCGATGCCGGGCCCCTATTCGCCCCGCTTGACGGGCGCGGCGCGGGCGGGTAGGGATTCAGTCGGTGCCGGCCAGCACCGAGTTACGGCGAGACCCCCTCCTGCTGCATTCAGGAGCGGGTCTCGACCGGTCCCAATGCAGGGGAATAGAATGGCAAGATTACCGAATCTTGATCACTATATTTATGTGATTTCCGAGTCGCCTGCCGGGCCGGTTAAGATTGGAATATCTTCCAATCCAGGCGCTCGAATAGTCGAGCTGCAAACCGGCAATCACCGCCCACTTTCGTTGGTGTACGTATCCCCAGGTCTTTCGAGGTCGGACGTTCTCTCCCTTGAGAGATCGATGCACGCCTCATTTGCCGAGGATCGGATATCGGGCGAATGGTTTGATGTCATACCGCGTCATGCGGTTTACGCACTCATGGCGGAACTCGATGTATGAGTGCGATAGCTGACCTAGTGGCGCATTTGGTTTCCACCGGAATTCCACCGGAAGCGATCTCCCGAGCCATCGATCTAGCCCAGCAGCACGTCAAGGAATCCGTGGAAATCCACCGGAATTCCACCGGAATTCCACCGGATAGTACCGCCGAAAGGCGCCGCGCATACGACCGGGAAAGAAAGCGGAAAATTGCGGAACTCGCGGAATCTTCTCTTTCTTTCTTGGGTGTAGATAAAGAAGAAAAGAAAGAAAGAGCAAAACGAGATCGCGGCCACATTTGCCCAGATGATTTTAGGCCGTCCGAAAGTCACTTCGAGGGGGCGCTGAAAAGAAACATCTCAAGACCTCGCGTCGAGGCGTGCTGCGAGGCGATGAAATCGTGGTCGAAGTCGAATGCTCACCGGGCGGTTGCCCGCAAGGTTGATTGGAGCGCGGCACTCTTCGGATGGATTGACCGAGAGGCCGAAAGGATGGGCGGCAACGGCTCGATCGTCCCGAAGAAAAGCCCAATAATATGAAAACCGCCTCCCAAATACTGTCGGAGCTTGGCGTCGAATATCGCGACCGATCCGCGTATACGTCAAGATGCCCAAAGTGCTCCGATGTTCGCTCAAAGAAGCGCGTTCGGTGTCTCTCAGTAAAAATAGACAATCAAGGTGTTCAATTCAATTGTCATCATTGCGGATGGCACGGAGGGGTATTCTATGACCTACCAAGTTCTCGGACAGATAGCCCAAGACTTTCTGGAGGAAAGGGGGATTTGGGCCGACACGGCGGCTCGCGTTGGCGTGTATACGGCTAAACGCGCCGGGCATGAAACGGTGCCGAGCGCGACGGGGGATGTGATCGCGTTTCCGTACTACGACCACAACGTAATTTCCGGGGTGAAGTACCGGACGCTGGACAAGAAATTCTGGCAGGAGATCGGCGGCCGGACGATCCTGTACGGCGCGGATGCGCTGGATGATCCTGGGCTTGAAACCGGCTACCTGCCGCTGATTATAACCGAGGGTGAGATTGACGCCCTCACGGCGATCCAGTGCGGATTTCCTCTCACGGTCTCGGTGCCCGATGGCGCTCCGCCGGCCACGGGCGAGCTGCAGCCGCTCAACGTCATCGCGGATGCGGAAGGTAAATTCAAATACCTCTGGAACGACCGCGACCGCTTGGCGCGCGTGAAGCGATTCGTTCTTGCGGTGGACAACGATCCGCCAGGCTTGCGGCTTGCCGAAGAACTGATGCGCCGGCTTGGCCCCGGCCGCTGCTCGTTTCCAGTCTACCCTCCGGACTGCAAAGACCTAAACGACGTGCTGATGAAACACGGCCCAGAGGACGTGTCGATCGCACTCAATGCCGCGCAGCCGTACCCGATTCGCGGCGTGTACCATCTCAGCGATTATCCCGAGCCTCCCAAGGTGCAGACGTTTTCGACCGGATGGTGGACGCTCGATCGCAACGTGCAGGTTTTCCCCGGAGAGTTCATGGTGGTGACCGGAATCCCGGGACACGGGAAATCAAGCTTCGTGATCAATCTCATGGTCAACCTCGCGCGTTCGCACGGCTGGCGGGCGGCGATGTTCAGCCCGGAAATGCCGCCGGTCCCGTTCGTCCAAAACAAGATGCGGGCGCTGGTCGGGCAGGATCGCAGCGTGACCGATCCGTTCTTGGATGATCGTTTCGTATTCATCGACTCCGATCCGACCAGCGCCCAGGATGAGGATTTTACGCTTCAGTGGGTGCTCGACCGCGCGACCGACGCGGTGCATCGCGACGGCATCCGGTTGCTGGTCATCGACCCATGGAACGAATTGGAGCACGCGCGCCGGCCGGGTGAGTCGATGACGGACTACATCGGGTCGTGCATCCGAACGTTGAAACGGTGGGCGCGGCTGTATCGTTGTGCCGTGATCGTGGTCGCCCACCCCACTAAGGAAGTCGGCAAGGGCGGCGATCAGCGCACGCCCACGCTTTACGACATCGAGGGGTCTGCCCATTGGTTCAACAAGTGCGACCATGGGCTGATCGTGGAGCGCGCGGAAACCGGCGCGGAGGCGACCATCCACGTTGCCAAGGTGCGGTTTTCCGAAACCGGCGAGCGTGGCTCAGTGCGGATGAAATACGACCAGCAAACATGCCGATTCACGACGCTCCAGGAGGATGGCCAATGAGCCACCACCTCATCCCCGATTCGGCGCTCGACTGGTGGGCGCGCGGCTTTACGGCGAGAGAAATACGCGGGATTCTGCACGAACGGACCGGCAAGCGGTACAGCGTGGATGGCATCCAAGGGGCGATCATCTGGGCACGCAAGCAGGGCGACATGCGCGCGGCAAGACGAAACGAGAAACGGGAGGGCGCGTGATGGGTGCGCGTGTTCCGCTTGACCTACCGGAAATCAGCATCCTGTCATGCACAACCAGCTACAACAAATACCGTCATTTCCGGGTCGAGTGGGTGGAAACGACGCTCTGTCGTCGCCCGCTGAATGACCGAGACAGCGCCCCGAACTACCGCCCGATCTGCCCGGAATGTCGATCGACGCTCCGCTACCTCAATCGCCGCCGGCCCGAGGGTCGCGTGGACACGCTCGCCGCTCTCAACCGCTGAAACAGGAAAGGAATACCGATGACCGGCTGGGGCAACGCGATACTTGATAAATTCCCGTGGGATAGTACATCACTGGCGCGCGTTAAGGACCTGTACCGGGAAGGCGTATCGACCCGGCAGATTGCCATCACGATCAGCGCGGAATTCCAGTCGGTGGGACGCAACGCGGTGATCGGGATCATCCACCGGAACAAATTCGAGAGCCCGATGAGCAAGACCCACAAGCTGGTAGGTGCGAGGTCCAATCTGGCGCCCGTACCGCGCAAGCGGACCCGCGAAGATGCGGCGAAGGACAACGGGCCGCCGAAGTCCAAGCCGATTGCGTTGCCAGCGGTCGAGGGCGATGCCCTGCTGGCGTTCGGGACGCCGTGCCGCCTGGTCGAGCTCCGGGCTCAGAGTTGCCGCTGGCCGCTTGGGGTCAAGGATTTCATGTTCTGCAATGCCGAACAGATCGAAGGCTTCCCCTACTGCGAACGACATCGGGCGACCAGTAGCCGTCCGTACACCGCCCCGCTGCGCGTGCCCGGGTCGGCAGCATGAGTGATTCGTGCGCGAGCTGCGCCTTCTCCTGCGTGGCGGACGGAGCCACGTTCCAGCCAGCCACCAAAACGGTCAGCAAAGGCTCGGTTCGGACGTGCCATGAGCGACCACCCCAAGTGTCGCCCGTTGGCAACAGCGCGTGGCCGGTGGTGACGGACGGGGATTGGTGCGGCGCTTGGAAGGCGGCGCCGTCCCCGCCAGACGGGCCGCTGGCTTAAAAACAGACCCTAGGATATGCTCCGGGAGGGTCGGAACTCAAAAGCTCACCACGGACCGCCCCAGGGCGATTAAAGGGCATCGGCCATGGAGGGGATTGGCGGGTTTCTGACCGGAGCGGCCAACCTGATCATCGCCGCCATTGCAATCTACAACCTTTACACGGCGAGGCAGCGGGCCGAAGCCATTGCCACGCTTGAGAAAAATACCAACAGCATCAAAGATGCACTGATCAAGGTCACCGGCGAGGCCGAGCACGCCAAAGGCGTCATGGCCGGCAAGGCGGAAGCGACATCGGCGGAATTGGCCGACAGGAATTAGAGCCGCGATTCCCCGATCCGACCACCGAAACTAACCCTATGTTTTTCAAAACGGTACGGAAAAACCTTGAGAGGTTAAATCGGGTCGGGTGATTCGCGGAGAAAAGGGGCGAGCGGCAGGCCGTAACCAGCCGCGCCCGTTGGTCAATACGGCATCGCCAAGCCGAGGATTACGGCGAAAGCGTAAATGACCAGCCCCGCGCTCGCGAGCAGGCCGGCGCCGAGCACAAGGTCTGCGGTGCGGGCGGTCATGACGTGGCCCCGTTGCATGTCGGGCATGGCAATCCGCGCTTAGCCTCGGTGACGGTATCGAACGTAAACCAATCTGATCGAAACCCGCATTTTGCGCACTGGAATTGCACGACAGGCTTTGATTCGCCGCTGCCCGCATCGCAAACGCGCATCAACTGGCCGCGCATTTTTCGTGGCGGTTTCGCGAATAGGTCATTCATTGGTCGGCTCCATGAACATTTCCACGAAATCGAGCTGCGCCGCGTCATCGCTGAATAGGCCATGATCGCAAGCTTTCTGCGGCTTGGCGGGTTTCAGGCCCGCGCGCCATTTGCGCTCGGCCACGGTGCGATGGTCGGCGGCAAGGCGGTTGAGCGGGATCATGGCGTTTTCCCTATTCGCTGTTTCCACGGTCTCGCCTCCCGATCTCGGTATATTTTGACAACTTCTGCAGTCTCGCGAATGCGGCCCATTGTGTTTGCATCGTCATCGACCATGCCGCGTCGAGCAAAATCCCAAACCATGTCCATCAAGAATGCCTTTGAGAATCTTTCGATTTCGGCCTGAAACTGTTCGGGCACAAAAATCGGTGGCTGGTTTTTTAGGTTCATGGCTGCCTCCTAGAACGGAAAGTCAGATTCGGGCTCATAGCGGCCCATGAGGGGATCGATCCGGCCGGACTGCGACCAGGAGCGGAACTCGCTCCAGATCGCGTCCACGGTCGCCAGCGCCAGCTCGTGGCACGTCATTCCGACCTCGCGCTCGCGCCGTTCGGTGGCCGTGACGGCACGGCGGTTGCCCTTGCCGCCCGACGTGCCGCGCGCACGGTGGACATCGCGAGCGGCGTTCATGCGGGCGATCGGATCGTAAGTGGAGTCGGTGAGGATCATGTCACGCCACCATTAGGTCGGCGACCAAGCACGGAGTGCGCATGCCGCTCTGCCATGCGACCGTCGCCATATCGCCGCACACATCTTGGACTCGGCCGATATCGTGGTCGTCGCCCTTGCCAGCCTCAACCTTGAGCGACCCGAGATCGAGGTAGATAAGGGCTGGGTCCTCTGCAGCCACCGCACGGGCCTCATTCACGGCAAGACCGTCGCGGGCGGCCTCAAGCGGGTCGTTGTATTTTTGCACCGTGAGGCCGTTCCGCTCGGCAAACTCGATCGCGGCGTGGCCGGTGATTACTGTGGTCATGATGGTTCCCCGTGGCCCTAGGCCGGTTGGTGGTTAGCGATTCGTGAGGCGGTCAATGAACCGATCGCCGTACATCTGGCGGGCGGCAAATAAGGCGCGGGCCTTGGCGGCATCCATTTCGGCCCGGTATTGCGCTAGCGTGACGGTGCGCTCCGGACCCAACTTGCCGCTCGGCAACGCGTCACGTATTTGAAAGGTTTGTTCGGGTTTTGTCATGTGCGTCACTCCGTTGTCCGTAACGCTGTCGTGCCATAGGACCGTATGGTTGTCAACAGGAAATGTGAAGTGGTGTGAAATTATTTTTGGGTGGCTTTGGCGATAGCCAAACGGCGCGCAATACGAGCCTCATCGAAGGCAGGAAAGCACCGAGGGCACAGCTCCGGAATATCCTCGCCCTCGCATTCCGGGCAGTTGACGTGCGCGGTTTCGGCCGCTTCGAGCAACCTAGCCGCAGCCAGCAAGTCCGGAGCTGCAGCGATCAGCCGGGCATTCGCGTTGCTCGACAGCGACAGATGGTTGATTCGGTTTCGTGAGCAGATGACAAAATTTCCGGCGCGAATCTCCCATGATCCATCCTTGCCGAGACCTTCGGCAACCCATTCGCCTTCGGTGTGATCGGTCATCGCGCTGCCCTCCGCTGCCTTGCCC